ATGGCAACAATCAAGTTAACAGTTCTAAGTTCTAAGATGATAGGTAGTCAGTATCCTATCCTGATCTGCATATCGCAGAAATCAAAACGTGCGTACATACAAACAGATTTCCTCCTTGATGGAGTCGAGCAGTTTGAGTCCGGGATGGTAGTATACAGAAAAGATGCTTCTCTGATAAACAAGAAAATAAAATTCGTTTTTGATGGCTATAAAGAAAAGTTTAACTCTATAGATTGCTCTTTTCTTACTGCAATGCAGATAAAGAAGATACTTATTTCCAAGTCCGGTCCGTCTCATATATCGTTTATCGAATTTTGGAGGGATAGAATATCGGAGATAAGAAAAGATAAGCGTGAAAGCTATGCTAAGATGAATGAGGAAACATTAAGGCTTTTTATTAAGTCTGAGGGCGATCTCCCGATAGCGGCTATAAACACTTCCGTTGTAGAACATTTTAAAAAGTGGATGACCTCGAAAGGGTATGCAAAAGGTAATATAGGATTAAGGCTTACGCATCTAAAGGCTAGGATAAATGATTTAATTAAGTTAGGATTACTAAAAGCAGATGTACACCCGTTTGCCTATACTAAAATACCGGCTGCTGATCCTAAAGAGTGCGATCTGTCGTTAGAGGAGTTTATCTTAATACGAGATACTTCTGTGGAGGGTAAGAGGTTGAATCTAGGGAAAGATATGTTGCTGTTATCCTTTTATCTATGTGGTATAAATCTAAAGGATCTGTTGTGTGTTGATCTGTCCGGTGATGTGTTATCTTTCGAAAGGACAAAAACAAAAAACTCTGTTATAACAATACCCATACATGAAGAGGCAAGAAAAATCATTGATAAGTACTTAGTGAACGGGAAGATAAATCTAGGGTACTCTTATAGCTACTCGAATATGCAGAAATACATAAATCTGTGTATGAGACTACTGCAGGATCATCTTGGTATTAAACAGCGAATATGTTTTTATTCTGCCAGGAAAACGTTTGCGCAATTTTCGTACGAGTTGGGCATTCCTGACGGGGTTATAGATTACTGTCTGGGGCACTCTACTAGAAGTAAGGGAGTTATAAGGTATTATACTCGAACTAAGCAGTCACAGGCTGAAATAGCCGTTAATAGGGTAATTGATTATACGCAGAATCCAGATAGGTATAAAGAGTATATTGAGATGAGGGCTAGTATTATGATAATGAGGTGAAAATATGTTTTATAGCATGTTTTGTGTGTAGAGTAGGGTTTAAATAGAAACAGCCCACTTCACAGTGAGCTGAAACGCTTGGCAAATATAAACTTTTACTATTTTAATGGTTATTCAAATGTACGAATTAACTATATACTAATCTTATATGTATTAACTTCTATACTTAACTAAGAGTGAGAGAGCAGAGCTTAGTGTACAATCCACCCTAAGGAGGTGGAGTACAGTTACCTAACTTGTCGTTCGGTCGCTTTCGCTTTAACTGCTCAATTGCCATTACAGTGTAATTGAGTTGCAAGATTCGCATGCTGTAACACGCTGGTACCATCATCTTGCTTTCATCCTGATGTGCGCCTTGTACCATCCCCTTTTGCGCTTTATTTCCTTTGCCAAGCGTAATGTCTCCGACAAACAAAGAAAAGGGTCCGACCAGTGACGATACTCGGACCCTTTTGTATATAGAGCTCACGATAGAGCAACTACTTCATTCCCATGTCACTGGTATCACAAATTTAGTTCTATGCAATAAGTTGGGCAAAAATCTTTCTTACTTTTTTCGACAAAGTTCTGTGAATGCGTGTTTATCGGCTTTCTCGTCTTGATAGATTTTATCTATAAGGTCAAAATAAGGATTATTTTACGACTTTTACGACAATTACGACAAATGATTTTTCGTGTAAATGAGCTGCATACGTGTACACCACGTGTTTACATAGTCAGCGCTATGTTGGTTATGGTTTGGTTATACCTTGGTTATTGTTTGGTTACGTTTTGGTTATTGATTGGTTATGGTTTGGTTGTACAAATAGGCTTATTTATTCAGAAGAAAATGGCATTTCTTCGGAAGTTATATGTATTTCTTCGGAAGAAATGAGCATAACTTCGGAAGAAACCGCTATTTCTTCGGAATAAATACGAAGAAAAAACCCCGACTCAATTAAGAATCGGGGCACACATTTATCAACCATCATAGTCGCTTCTACTCGACTACAATCTCTTTTTATAGATTAGCCAACCAACAATAGCTACAATACCTAATAAGGATAATAACAATACAAGCCATTTAATTTGCTTGAATATATTCGTTTCGCTTTTTTGCTTGTTTTGCTCGACTGTAACAGACTCTTTCTTATTCACTGTAGATTGTTCCACTGTAGTTGAGATATTCTTTGTATCGTCCTCGGTGCGCTTCATAGAGGTATTCCCTTTGGATGTGGTTTTAACCGTTTCCTTTTTAACAGGATGTTTCCCCGTCTCAGGATTAATCGGTTTTTCTGTATCATATTCCGTTGTCACCTCTTTGATTTCCTCGTTTGAGTTTTCATTCTCAACTATGACTACTTTTTTATCAGTAACAGAACTATCATTTTTTTGAGTTGCAGATTTCTGTTCAGTTGCAGTCGTCTGTTTTAGGCTTGATTTGCTGCTTCCACACGAACAAACTATACTCATTACTAACATCGTAGTAATGAAGAAAATTATAACTCCTATTCTATCCCTCATACTCGAATGAATTTATTCGATTTAACCAACCGGTCCTAAACTTTGCGTTTGCCGGTCTACGCCTGATTATATCCTCAATGTAGGACCTGCGTGCCGCCTGAATGAGGTTGAATAATGTTTCCTGATTAAAGGAGTTAACTGCGTCTAAAGTCTTAGGTCCTACTATCCCATCATCTTGCAGCTTAAGCAGCCTCTGCGGAATCTTGATACCATACAGGCCGGATGCCCAAACCCAATCTACCAATATATTAGCAATAGATTGATTAACAATTTTATCGGCTTGCCATTTATCCCAATACATGGATTTCATGATGTCAAGCCATTGAGAGTATGGGATATTCTTTAATCTGTCGACCGTAGGTTTAGGATAACCCTTTTTCTTACAGTAAGTCTCGAATGTTGAGATTGTAACTCCTATCATCGTTGCACCTCCTACATCGTCAGGATCATCTGAAAAGCCAGTTTTGCGGGCTTTCTCGAAAAGTTGTTCATTTGTACCTGTTCCTACAATTCCAGCTTCCCATCTAAGAATATGAGGTACTAGTAATTCAATCTTAGCCATTCTTCTTTTCTTTCGTACCCGCTATTGCGGTGATGATTAATGATGCTAGAGTTATGTAGCCGACATGGTTAACAAACCATTCGGGGAGAGTAATCCCCATTCCTTGAAAAGTCAGCCACGCACCCGGCACCGCGGTTGCAATTACGGCTGATATGTTCCTGATCCACTTTGCTATTCTCGGAGTTTCAGCTCTCCACTGCCGAGGTAAGTCTTTGATAAATAAAATGATCTTTTTCATTTGTATTTCTTATCTGCTTTGGTATTAAGTATTCCTCGTATCTCGACAATATTCTTGTCTATCCGATTAAATAGGTCTTTAACGACCTCCATATCTTCCTGTTGCTTATCTAGCACTTTGTTGCAGTTATCTATCTGCATCTGCAGCAACTCGATTTTTTTCTCAACGCTGTAAACTCGTGCGTCAATAGTGTACCACGCTCCAGCGATTGATATTACAATTGTCAGTGCCCAACCGATAATGTTTTCTATCTTCATTAGTCTTCTTTTAGCAGGTCATTAATACGGTCTGCGATAACCGTGTTTTTCATTTCTCCTTCAAGTTGTACGCTAGACAAGCTAGGTATAACAAACTTGCACGCTTCTAAAAATAGTTTTGCTCGTTTATAAGGATCATCAATTGAATTCAAGTCCTGTTCAAACCTATCAAAGCGCCTAACAACTAAGTGAGTAAACAGCTTTCTTGTTTCTGTTGTAAACTTATTCGGAGTTCCCTTTTTGCGTCCTCCGATTTTTTCTCTTTTCTCTTCCATAATTCTATAGATTAATACATATACATCTATGACAAAGTAAATCATTTACATTTGAGGCATTAGTATATATATTAATTCAAAGCTTATGTTAGGAAGTATAATTGGAGCCGGACTTGGAGTCGCAGGCTCAATATTCGGAGGAATCTCGGCAAGTAAAGCGGCTCGTAAGCAGGCCAGGATGCTTGCAGACGAGAAAAAGAAGAACGAAGCGTGGTACAACCGTCGTTATAACGAAGACAGCACACAGAGAGCGGATGCGCAGTCTGCCCTTAATCGTATGCGTGAAGTTATGCAAGAGCGCAGTCAACGTTCTGCCGGAACGGCTGCCGTTATGGGAACGGGGGAAGAAGCTGCTGCCGCAGAAAAAGAAGCTCAGAATAATGCCCTTGCAGCTACGACATCAAACATAGCCGCACAGGGTGAAGCACGTAAAGACGCGGTGGAGTCTCAATACCTGCAAAGGGATCAGGACCTTAGCAATCAACAGCAGCAGGTTCAAGCTCAAAAAACCGCTGCTATATCTCAAGCTATTGGTGGTATCGCAAGTGCTGCCGGTGGGATGGCTTCTAATCTAGATTTAATCTCCTCAATGCCTAAGAAATGAGCACGCTAGATGATATAACAAAAGTAGCTCCTGCGAAACCTGTCGTTGTTTCTACTCCGGCACCTGCTCCTAGTCTTGAGATTAAGCCTAAGAGCATGACGGATATCTACACTCAATTGACACGCAAGCCGGATGTGGAGATTGATCCAAAGAGGGAGCGCAATAGGGCAATAGTAAGCGCCATAGGTGACGGATTATCTGCTTTATCCAATCTGTACTTTACAACTAAGGGAGCTCCTAGTGTAGAGCAGCCTAAGCTTTCCGAAAAGAATGTAGCTAGGTATAACTATTTAAAAGATCTTAGAGGTAAGCAGGAGGCCGCGTATAATGCGGGTCTCATGAATGCGATGGATAGAGATTATCAGATCGGTGAGAATGATAGAAAATGGAAGTACCAATCTGATAGAGATTCTTTGCTTGATAACAGGTACAAAGAAAACGCTGATGCTGAAAGGAACAAATGGAATACAGAGTTTGAGTATAAAAAAGGTCAAGATGCATTAGCTCAAAGTAATTTTGATAGAAAATTAGAGCTTGAAAGGGAGCAAATGGAAGCTGATGAAAAGAGATGGAGAGCTCAATTAGCTATATCTTCCGGTAAATCGGAAAAGATTGCCGAACAAAAAGAGGCTGCAGCAAATCTTAAAAGGATAGAAAAAGAGAAGAGAAATAATACTATAGTAGTGTATGACTCCATGGGTAAGCCAATTAAAGTGGATAGAAGATTTGTTTCCCCTAGTATGAGAAGAGAATTTTTATCAAATGCAATAAAAAAAGACTTAGGAGGATACAAATCAGGTGGTTGGGTTAATAATTCAAAAGATTCTAGCCCTTATGGAAGAAGTGATTTTAATAATTCTCCTACTGCAAGGAAGTTCGCTACCGATATGGGTAAATATTGGGGAGGTGATAGCGATGACTTCTCACAGTATAAAGTAGACGATTTTTCACAATATAAAGTAGATTGATTATGCCTAAATATGTAGTTAATGGTGAGATATATAATATTCCTGATGATAAGGTAGGTGCGTTTGAATCTAAATACCCAAACGCCACAGTTTCTTATCAAACAAAGGATGGTAGATATGATATACCTGCTTCTAAAAAAAGTTCTTTTTTAAGCAAGTTCCCTGATGCGGTCGAATATGGATTAACTAACACAGCAAAGATTTCGGATCAGCCGGTTCAGGAAACAACGCCCAGACCGTATAGCGCCGATAAGTTCGTTCAGGGGAAAGGAAAAGATACTACTGTAGCCGGAGTTCCTTATAACGTGTGGCAAGAACTTAAGCCTGAATCTAAGCAGTTCTATTATAAGGATTACGAGAACCGTCTAAAGGAAGAAAAAGCAAAAGCAGATGAATTGTCGGCTACGAACGAAAGGGATCGGCTTATTAAAGAGGGTAATCAAAAAGAAATAGATAAGTTCAAGGAAAGTCCTCTTCTTAGCGCATTAGGGTTTGCGTTTACCAATAATCAAAATCCGGAAGTGCAAACTTCTCAAATGGTTATTGATAAATCGAAAGAAGTACAAAAACAAATCAAAGCGGATAGGGAAAAGACTGGAGGCTTTGGGGATGTAGTAAAAGGATTCAAGGATAATGCTAGCGCTATCACATCTTTTGGGATAGGAGAAATGGAAAGCAATCTTACCTTGCTGAACGCTGCAAAGAAATACGAGAGAGGAGAACCCCTTTCTAAACCTGAAAAGAAATTGCTTGATGTTGCTGCTCTGGAGGCTTCTGTTAATCAATCTACTGATACGGGAACAGGCTATCGTATAGGGTCTGGAGCTGCTGAGAGTCTAGGCTATATGAAAGATTTTGCGATGACTCCAGGTATGGGAACATTCGGAAAAGCTGCCGTTAAAAAGTTTGGTTCTATAGCTGCTGAAAAGACTATTGCGCAAATAGCAAAAAACACTGCTCTTAGAGTAGGTGGGGATGTAGTAGGCGCTATGGGAATGGCTTCTACCGTTCACGCTCCTAGGGTGTTTGGAGACGCTTACAATAGAAACTTAGGGGATGTTACGCCTGATGAAAATGGATACGTAGGACGAAGTGAGGGAGACGAGCCATTAAAAGCCCTTGCAAAAGCTTTTGGTTCTACAGTTGTTGAGGATTACTCCGAGATGGTAGGTAGCTACTTTAAAGCTATCACTAAACCACTAGGTAAAGTAGCTGGAAAGGTAGCTGATAAAATAGGTTTAGAAAAGGCTCATAGATTGATTGCTGATATACCGGCAAGCAAGTGGGCTAAAACTGTTACCGACGTTCAGAATAGGGCTCAATTCAGTGGTGTGCTGGAGGAGTATGGAGAAGAACTAGTAGGAACGGCTCTTAACGCTGCTATTGTAGGTGATAGCAAATTTAGTGACCTAGTAGACCCTAAACAGCAAGCGGAAACGTTTATGTCTGTAGGTCTCATATCAGGTCTTATCGGAGGCGTTAAGTTATCCGGTTATCGTGGTCCTAAAAGAGAGGCACAGAAAAGACTTAATTCATCTATAAACGAGATGGAATCCGCACTTGGTGAGGTTAAGGCAACCGAAATTATATCTAAACTGCAAAATGCAGATGATACTCAGAAGTCCGTTATTATAGACTCTTTAGATGAAGAAGTAAAACCTCTTGTTAAGGAGTATGTGGCTAGGGAATCGTACATGCATGGACTTGAACTCGCCAAAATAAAAAGACGTGCCGAGGGCGAGGTACCTGCTGAACAATTAGAACTTGAAGATGCGTATGAAGAAGGTCTTAATTCCGAACCTGACAACAGTTTTAAAGTCAGATTAGATGAGGCTCGTTCTGGCGTTGAAAAGGTGGCTGAACGTTTTAATGTTGATCCTGATATTCTTATTGCCGGACTTGAATCCGGTGATCCTATGTCGTACGTTAAACTCGCCTATGAGGGCAGTAAGGAAGACGGAGATATTCTTCTTAATTACTATAATGCAAAAGCTTCTTATGACGGGCTCATTGATGGTGTTAGAGATGATATAGATTCACAGATAGATAGTCAGAAGAAAGAGATTAAGCGCAGAACCGCAGAGGATGGTAGTATTTACGATGTCACCCTTAAAACAAGTGATGATGTGCATTACAATATCGTAAAGGGTATGCCGGTATTCAACGAAGACGGTACAATAGATTACGCCAATAGTCCTGATTACGTATTTTTGCGTGACGATAAAGGTGAGGTAAGGATGGAACCGAAAGAAAATCTATTCAAACTCACTTCCAAACAAGATTCAAACTCTGTCTTATCTGAACTAGAAGAGCGTATCCGCATGAGTGAAGCACAAAAAGCTGCCGATAAGATAGATGGAGTACGTGAGTTTAACATAGGAGAGACAATATCCATCCCTACTCCTGACGGACCGGTTAACGCTGTCGTTAATAACGTATCAGAGGATGGTGTAGAAATTCAGACAGAATCACCCGTAGACGGTAAATCTGTGATGGTTATGCCTAAAAGGGAATTGTCTGATAGATTGCAGCAAGAATTTCCTAAAGCAGAAGATAAAACAGAGGTAAAAGAGCCTGAAAAGATTGAATCTCCAATAGAAGAAACTATCAATTTGTCAGAAGAAACACCGGTGATTGATAGCAGGCCAGAAGAAGAGATAAAGCAAAGTGTCACTTATCCGCGTGACAAAGGAGGTTTTATAGATTATTCTAAGATTGAAGATTCTGATATATACGCGAACGCTTTAAAGGAGGAGTTTGGCGTTGATGCTCTGGATGTGGTTAATGAAAATATAAGCGATATCCAAAAGAAGATTAAGAAAGCTGAAAACCGTTCATCCGCTATAGAGAGAGTACGAGTAAAGAAAGCGTTGCAACTTGAACTTGATAAAATGAATCAGGTAAAGAAGCTATTAAATCCAATCACAGAGGACGTAAAAACTGATAGAGATTATATTGAGTGGGTGTTGGATAATTCAGATGATATAAATGAAGTAAGAAGCGCCTATGAAGCGTCTAAGGATTTTAAAGAAGAACTTCAACCGTGGCAAAAAGAGCTGTTGGGTAGAAAGGTTTCTCCCAATTCATTCAATCGTTTTGGTGACAGGAATAAAATTTCAGGTACATTTGCAAAAGGATGGCTTAAAAAAGACGGTGAGGAAATTGATGCCCTTGCACAGGAGTTGAGCGGATTCGGGCGTGAAGTAAGTGAGAATGATATTATAGACTTCATGCTTTCTAATCCTACGAACAGAGTAAGGACTACGAATGACCTACAACTCGACTTAAACAGAAAGTTTAGCGAACTAGCCACAAAGGAAATGGGCTTTCCTGTTGGCGGTCCTGAATCAAGTACAGGAAGATTGTATTTGATGAATAAAGATAAAGAGGATAAAATAAACATGATTCCTACTATTAAGGAAGATGTGTTATCCGAGGAACAAAGCTATCTTGACGGAATATCAGAAGATGAGCTTTCTAAGTTAGCTAATGCACGTGACGAAGAAATGTTTAACCGCTACTCCGAAGTACTCGATAATGGAATGACTGTCGACGAAATGGAAGAGCTAGAAAATGAATTATATGGAAATCGAGGAAGTGAGACTGAAATTATGGCTCCGGCAGCTCAAGAAGAAGCTACAGGAAGCGGAGGAGAAGAATTACGCACAGGTGTACAAGGACTCCCTGATTCAAATGATTCAGGAGCAAGAGGAGAAAATACAGAACCTGCACAAGTAGGTCCTAGTTTTGTCGCCCCTGAATTTAAAGGGGGTGACCTCTTTGATTATGCCGAAAAGGTCGTTAAGGCAAAAGAGATACAAGATGCGGAGAAAGAGGTAAACTCATCTCCCACCGAAGCGCAAAAACAAGCAGGCAACTATAAAAAAGGACATGTTAAGATAGGTCCTTATAATGTAACGATAGAAAACCCGAAAGGTAGTGTTCGTTCAGGGGTTGACGCTAACGGTAAAGAGTGGTCCATCACTATGAATAACACCTATGGATATTTCAAAGGAACAAAAGGCAAGGATGGAGACCAGATAGATGTGTTTATTGGGGATAATCCATCTCCTAAGACTGTCTATGTCGTTGATCAGGTCAATAACGATGGATCGTTTGATGAACATAAGGTTCTTTGGGGATTTGATAGCGAACAATCAGCAAAGGATGCTTATCTGTCTAACTACGAGGATGGATGGCAAGGATTGGGTAATATAACCGGTGTTCCGGTTGAGGACTTCAATAAATGGGTTGAAAGTTCTAAGCGAAAAACAAAACCTTTCTCCGAATATAAAAGTATTCCCAAGAAAGTCAATAAAGTATCGTTTGGTTTAAATGCGGATAAGTATCTTCATAATCAAACAAACGATAAAGACGTTAGAGTTTTTGATGCTGAAATAGAAGATAATGGTAATGGAACATTTACAATATCTTCCTTGAATAGAATCAAGAGCTTAGACGGTGTTGATGATGTTGTGGATATTAAAGGTAGAATTCCATTAGCTGACGCTAAAAACTACAAGGTTATTGAGAAAGGGAGAATAAAGCTTAACGATAATGGTATCTATGAGGTTGTAAGTCCTTTGAAGATAGAACTTGTTGGAGATTCTGATGTTAGATTCAGAGACGGGAAATTTGAGCGTGAAATTAATCAAGATGAAATATATGACTACCTTTCTGATAACACAGAAAACACATCCGATCCGTCTAGGATTCTTGACGAACTAAAAGAATATTTCGGGGGAGAAGTAGTAGCTGCCTCTTCTGGTGCAAAGCATGCCTTGGAAAATGGGATGTTACCTTTTGCTGGACATAAATATTCAGGAAGCAATCAGGAGTATCACCATTTTAGGTTAGAGAACGGAGATGTTGTTTCTGTTCCATTTACGGATGTAAGATTCAGGAATTCAGATGATGAAGTTTCATCTTTTGCTAATAAATACGGATTGGATGAAAAATTTGTTAAGCTCTATGCTGAATCGATGAAAATGGGAAAAACAGGAGGTGCTCATAGGGCATTGCATGAGATAAGGAGACAGATACTTTTAAACAATATGGAATCAGATGATCCTTTTTCGGATAAAGGTCTTAGCGCGCTGAATAAAATATTCAGACCAGTTAAATCAGATTTATATGAGAGGTTTGGAAGTGTAGATAAGCTCACTGAAGAATACGTGCAGCGAACTATGGAGGAACGAGGTATTATGGAGGCTGCGCAAAAACGCATTCAAGAAGAATTGGATGCTGAAAGGAATCGGTTAAAAGAATTCGAAGTCATGACTGATAATGAATTGGATGCTGAATATATAAAATCTTTGGAGAATAATCAAGAAAGGGCACGTGATATTATCAATGAAGTTGCTAGAAGAAACGGATATATATTAACTGACGATTTTAGAATGTCACACCGTGCACCGTCTTTTGACGAAGATGGTATTGACAAGAATATGGTTGACATAGCTCAAAACAAAGATAATGTAATGCTATCCATGGAAGAGCAGTTTAAAATGAATCGCACAAAGGAAAGAGAGGAAAGTATTTCATCTATAAAAGAGGCTTTATCCGCTATCAAACGTGGAGAAAAACCTACTGTTACCATTTATAGAGCAGTTCCTAAAAATATCAAAGAAGGTAATGTCAGAAACGGAGATTGGATAACATTATCAAGATCATATGCAGAGATGCACGGGAAAGGGAATATTGATGGCGATTATAAGATAATGGAAGATAAAGTTCCAGCCGAAAACCTATATTGGGATGGAAACGATATTAATGAATGGGGATATGATGACAAAAATGATTATAAATATAGAAACACTAAAAATAATAGAAAACTCAATGATCTAATAACTCGTGATGATGATGGTAATATCATATTGCCTTCTAAAAGGTTTAACTTCAGAAGCTCAGATATAAGATTTAGGGAAGATTCAAGTTTTTCCGTTTCTCCTAATGAAGAAATAAGGGATACGCTTCAATCTCTATCTGAAAAGATGGGAGTTCCCGTTAAAATGATTAATTCAGAAGATGTTTCCAACGATAACAAATCAATGGAAAAACGAATGAAGAATTCAAAAGGATGGTATGATGTATCATCCGGGGAGGTTGTTATAATCACATCAAACGCAACAAGTGTAAATGATGCTAAACGCACATTCTTGCATGAAGTGGTAGGACACAAGGGTCTTAGGTCTTTAATGGGAGAAGGTTTTGATTCTTTCCTTGATAAGGTTAAAAAGCAACTTCCTGCCGATGTCAGCAAGGATATGAAGGATAATACAGATGTAGAGGAGTACTTAGCAAGGATAGCTGAAATGGACGAAACTCCATCGTTCTTTGGTAAGATAAAAGCAGTTGTCAGAGAGTTCCTGCGTAAATACATGGATGTCGAATTAAGCGATAACGATGTTAAGTACATATTGTGGACTAGCAAGAATAATCTGGAAAAGAACTCTGTATTCAGGAATGCCGCAAATGAGTTAATGAAAGACAAAATGTTCCGTGATGAAAACAGCGTGGAAGCAATCATTAGAAACGCAAAGCAGGATGGAACGTACATGAAAGCTCCCAACGGTGAACCTACTAAGCTAACCGAAAAACAATGGGCGCAAGTGCGTACTCAGGAGTTTAAGGATTGGTTTGGAGATTGGCAAAATAATCCAGAGGAGGCTTCTAAAGTGGTGGATAAGAATGGAGAGCCTTTGGTGGTTTATCATGGTACGCTTTCCAAAAGTATAGAACGGTTCAGAAAGGATATGATTGGAAGTCGATATTCTTACGATGAATCGGGATTCTTTTTTACGGATAAAGAGAGTATTGCCAAGGACTATTCCACTTCAGAATTTGATTCTGCAGTTAAGGGAGCCATAATTCCTGTATTTTTGAATATAAGAAAGCCGATAATGGCTGACAATAGATGGGCTGTAAAGAATGGTTTGGGGAATGCCTTAAAAAAAATGGATTCTATTGAGTTTTGGGATAATTACCAGTCTTTTATGCTTGATGAGATTGAGGATAAAAAAACTGATGGAGCAATTATCAATGATGGTTCTTCTAAAATGGTTGTAGTTTTTGAGCCTAATCAGATTAAGTCAGCTACTGACAACGTGGGAAGTTTTGATCCCAACAATCCTGACATAAGGTTTAGGGACGGTGAGAATTATGACGATAAGTTCAAAGGTTCTCTATACAAGTTTCAGGAGTCCTATCAAGACAGCATGTTGGGGCTTAAGAAACTGCAAGAGTCAATAGAGAAAGATACGGGTAAGATAGAAGACTTCGAGAACGCGTATATTCATGAAAATCAATTATCATCTAAGAACGCCTACGAAGCAGAGTTTTATCACACTAACTTCTTTACTCCGATAGTCAAGGAGATGTCTAAGATATTAAAGGTTAAATCACGTGAAGAATTCAACCAGTATCTCATATCTAAGCATGGATTGGAGAGAAATGTTGTATTCGCTCAAAGAGATGCTAGAAATGAAGCCAAAGAAGATACCAAGATAGAAAGATCTAACCTAGAGTTTGCGTTATATAAGAATCTTATTGATAAAGAAGCGTATGATGCTAAGATGATAGAGTTGGACGAAAAAGAAAGTAAAGCTTATGAAACATATCTTGAAGAGAAGTTGGGAACGGATTATTCCGGATTGTCATCTCTCTATAAAGAAGACTTTGAGAATAAAGCTAAAGCGTTTGTAGAGTCATTTGAGGCTGATGTTAATACGTCTGATTTATGGGATAAGATTAATAACGCAACAAAAGAGACACTTCGTAAAACATATACATCCGGCTTAATGAGTAAGGATAACTATGATAACATAAAAGAGATGTTCTCATACTATGTTCCGCTTAGAGGATGGAAAGAAGATACCGCAGCCGATGTTTACGACTACATAGAACTTGACAGACCGGTATTTAATGCTCCCATTGTGACGGCTAAAGGGCGTTTGTCTGTATCTGATGATCCTATAGCCACTATAGCTAATATGGCTGAAAGCGCCATACTGCAAGGGAATAGGAATCTCATGAAACAGAAGTTCCTCAACATGGCATTGAATCATAAAACGCCATTGTTAACCGTTAAGGAGATGTGGTACGTTAATAATGGTACGGACAAAGCACCTGACTGGGTGGAGTCTCTCCCAGACATTCCAGAAGGTGCCACTGCAGAAGAAGTTAGCGAGGCTGTCGAAGCTCACTACAATCTAATGCGTGAACTCCAAAAAGAGGGTCGTGCGAAGAAAGACAAGAAAGGTCTTAATATCTCTTATAGAGCAAATGACAGGGAAAAGAGACAGCATGCTGTTGTTGTTAAAAGGAATGGCAAAGAGCAGGTTGTTTTTGTCAATGGCAATCCTAGAGCTGCTCAGGCTGTTAACGGTCTTACAAACCCTGATGCGGTAAATCATAAATTGATAGAGTGGATAGGATGGGCGAATAGGCAGCTATCAGCCAACTTCACAACGAGGAACCCTGCTTTTGTGATAAGTAACTTATCACGAGATTTAATATTCTCTTCTTCTGCTGTTCTAATCAAGGAAGATGGGAAATACTCTAAGAGATTCACATCTAATCTTCCGAGAACAACGGCTAACATAGCCGGTCTTATGAGGAGGAGGTATAAAGGTGAGCTTAAAGACTTTGGAATGGATAAATATTTCAAAGAATTCCTAGAAAACGGAGGAGAAACGGGATATTCCATGTTAACATCTGTCGATGAGTACAAAAAGTTAATCGAAAAAGACCTTTTAAAATTAGATGGGAAAGTGGATATTGGTAGGATCATTGGATTGAAGCCAGGAAAGGTGACAACTCCTACTACGCTAGGTATCGTTCCCGCTTTTAAAGGTTTAGCTAGCTTTATTGAATTCAGTAATAAGTGTGCAGAGGACATATCTAGGTTCAACACTTATCTTACTTCTCGTGAAATGGGAAGAAGTGTTACTCAGTCTATCAATGACGCTAAAGAGGTTACTGTTAACTTCAATAAAAAGGGCGCAGGTGGCAATGGCGCTACCACACTAAAAGCATTGTATTTATTCTTTAATGCCGCTGTTCAGTCCTTGAATAATTTCTATAGGTTAGGGAAGAATAATCCTATTAAGTTTAGCGGTGTTGTTGGTGGTTTTGTTTCTGCTGGAATACTTATTCCTCTTATGAATCAAATGTTGATGAACATGTTTGGAGGTGATGATGATTCTTATGATAATCTTCCTGAGTGGGTTAGAAAAAATAACTTCTGTCTATGGTTAGGCGGTGACAGATTCCTAACCATACCACTACCTATAGAGCTAAGAGCTTTCTACGGAATGGGTGAGATGTTTACACAATGGTCAGGTGGAAAGATGAAAGGTGAGAATGTTGGTTTAAGAATGGTAAGTCAGATTACTGAACTACTGCCAATAGATCCACTGTCTAATGATGGTGATATAATGACTACTATGTGGCCTGATGTAGCAAAACCGATTGTCCAGTCTTATACCAATGAGGACTTTTTTGGTAAACCAATTTACAAGAAAACTCCATTCAATGAGGATATGCCTGAATATACCAAAGCGTTCAAAGGTACCAATAAACAACTTGTGGAATCGGCTGAATTTCTGAATGAGATTACAGGAGGAGATAAGTATACCAAAGGATCTATAAACCTTAATCCGTCAATAGCAGAACATCTAGTGGAGGGCTATCTGGGTGGAATGGGTAAGACTCTTAATCAGACATGGAAAACAATCTCTATGATTTGGGATGAAGATCAGCGTGTCATGCGGAATGTTCCCGTTGTTAATAGGTTCTTATCAGAGACTGACGAAAAAAATGCATTCTCTAGGGTTGGAAATTCCTATAACAATTATCGTAAAGAATACGATCTGACCAATCAACGATTAAAAGGGTACGAAAAAGAAGCGTATAAAGGAGTGTTTGGGTTTGCCGAGAAAGCAAATAAGCTCTATAATTCACCCGAATACAAGCGTTATGAGGTATTTAAAGAATATCAGAAAGAGATTGATTATCTCTATGACGAATTAAAAACCGCAGACGGTGAAGAAAAGGCCTCTTTGAATAACACTCTTAATCTTATTAAGACTCAATTGGTTGAAGCTTTAGATGCGATAGAGTAATATATACAAAGGGTAATATAAAAAGCTAAGTAATTTTACGTTATGAGAAAACTTATCAGAAAAAGCAAAATATCTAATCTGGATTCCGTAAGAACTCAGAAAGAGTATACAGAAGAGCGAATGTTTGACGTTCTTCTCCAAGCCCAATATGCGTGGTCTAACATGGATCAATTCAGAAAAGACAGAGAGCGGTCCAAAAAGTTCTGCTATGGAGATCAGTGGTCTGATTTAGTAAAGTACGGAGATAAAACCGTAAAGGAAGAGGATTACATCATATCAGAGGGAGGAATCCCACTGAAAAACAACTTGATAAGGAGGCTTGTAAGGACTGTGATGGGAACTTATCGCTCACAGTCTAAAGAACCTACCTGTGTAGCCAGAGACAGAGATGAACAATCTCTAGGAGAAACGATGTCGGTAGCTTTACAGTGTAATTATCAGGTAAACCGCATGAATGAGGTTAATGGGCGTACATTTGAAGAGTTCTTAATATCGGGAGCGGCTGTTCAGAAAGAGAGTTATGGATGGCGAAATGATAAGATGGATACGTGGACTGATATGGTTTCTCTCAATAACTTCTTTGTGGATAGCAACATGCGTGATATTCGTCATTGGGATTGCTCTCTTATAGGTGAGATACACGATTTGACTTTTGAAGATTTATGTTCTAAGTTTGCAAAATCACCATTTGATGTTAGTAAGCTTAGACAGATTTATTCTAATGCTTGTCATAGGGAATATATGTCAGGGTACTTAAGTAAGTTTGGGTATTCAGACCTAAAGAACATAGATTTCTTTTCGCCTTACAATACTAATATGTGCAGGGTTATCGAGGTGTGGAGAATCGAACAAAAACCTAGGTTCAGGTGCCATGATTATCTCAACGGAGATTTCTACAAGGACGAAGTCGATAACGAGAATAATATTAAGCTAGAAAACAGGTCACGTATCCAACAAGGATTAGAGGCCGGAATGGAAGAGGATGATATACCTCTTATAGAGTACGAGTGGTTTATGGATTCCTATTGGTATTATAGATTCCTCACCCCATTCGGAGATATTCTATCTGAGGGAGAAACACCATTTAAGCATAAGTCTCACCCATACACGATTAAATTATATCCTTTCCTCGATGGGGAGATTCATTCGTTTGTAGCGGATGCTATAGACCAACAGAAGTATGTGAATAGACTTATCATGATGAATGATTGGATAATAAGGTCATCATCTAAGGGTGTGTTACTCTTCCCCGAGGAACTTATTCCAGATAACTTGTCTATTGAGGACATTGCAGAGGAATGGACTAGGTTTAATGGAGTTATCGCTATTAAATCCAAGCCGGGTGTCGAGCTTCCAAAGCAGGTATCTACAAACTCTACTAATATAGGTATTCACGAAATGCTTCAACTCCAAATGAATATGATGGAGGACGTTACAGGTGTAACGGGAGCTCTTCAAGGAAAGCCCGGGTATTCTGGAATGAGTGCCGCTTTATATTCTCAACAGATGCAAAATGCAAGCTCTTCACTGCTTGACTTACTAGAGACGTTTGATAGCTTCATAGTAGATGCGGCTTACAAGAAAGTGAAGAATATACAGCAATTCTATGATGATAAGAGAGTGATTAATATCGTTGGGAATAAAGCTAGTACATTAATCGAGTACGATCCGGAGAAGATATCCGACGTTGAATTTGATTTGAGCGTGGTTCAGTCAACCTCTACTCCTGTTTATCGTCAGATAGCGAATGATTTCTTGATGGAGATATGGAGACAGGGGCAGATATCTATCGAGCAGCTTCTACAGCATGGAGACTTCCCGTTTGCAGATACATTACTCCAGAGTTTACAGACACAGCGAGAAAAGCTAGAGAAAGGAGAAGTACCTGATGCGCTACCTCCTATTCCGATGCAATAAAAAAAGGGGAGCTTAGTGCTTCCCTTTTAATTTGTACTCAATCCACATGAGCTTCTTTCTTTTAATAACGTAATCCTCTACTGGGATGTTATCTCTTGTTGGCGTCATGTAGAAACACTCTTTTATGATGTGCAACATACGTGCATTTCTGTTTATCTGTCCTCTTCGTTTATAGTTGCGGAAACTCTTCCGATTAATTATTATCAACCTGTCTTTTTCGTCAGGTACCACGAAAAACCGTTCTTTGTACTTTTCGTGAAGTTCGTCCGCTTTTCGTTTAGCATACCATAATTGCAATTCTGCGATTTTCATTTTAAAGTATCTCATAATCTAAATTGTTGCCGCACTTGCCGGCCGGCTTGCGCGTGGTTTATTAATTTTTTCTATAATTTTCGGAAGTTCCATCTCGCAATAAACGATAAACAGTCCGATAGCTCTTGTCATTAATCTATCATCATGTTCTCCGGGTATCGCACCAAATGATCCGTTCTGTTTCTTCTCGTAAACGCCAAATTCGTCTATAGCCTCGCTGCATCTTTCTACCCATGCCTGTAGCCTTACCATCTTAATTAAGTGGTCTATAATCATAGGCTTAGTGGCCGTATTAGTGTGGAATCCATATTTTCTAGGTACGCCTGCAATTATATCCTCTTCTGATTGTTTTCTAGCATATAGGTTATCATATACACTTCCAATCTGATTAAGTATAAACTCGGTATGATTCCCGTCTGTATCACGCTCTTTGTCTTTTGTTTCTAGTGTGTTAGACTCGATAACTAATAGTGCATTGTGATACAGGGTAGCTATTTGTGCAGCTTTCCATGCTAATAAGTCGTGGTCTATATGACCATGCCATTCAGCCACTACTTCGGGTTTATCGCCTTCCATCATCCAGTATCGGTCTATCACTAGGATGTCGGAGAAGTCCGCTCCCTTTGACCGTCCTCCCACATCAACAATGACAGCATATCTGTTTTTTATGTATTCTTCGGGAAGAGCCCATACGGACAAACATCCTTGTGTATCTTGCGTGAATCGAACATTCTTAATGGCGTTTCTTCCCTCATATCCGTCTGCGATAACATCACCTATGTATTGAGGTTTTCTAGTGGACTTTCTTAATTCTTCGAGCTTAACTCTATCAAACACCATCTTGCCCGAGTGCTTGAACGCTTCTATATCGTCACTAGGGAACTCGGCTGCCATATCTGCGTGCGAGTTGTATCCTTTTCTTTTTGTTATGTACCAATTAATTGCTTCAAGAGTAGCTCCTAGATTCCATAGGTACCAATAGTACGTCCCTGGTTCGCTCCTATCTGTTGAATAGGTACCGTTTCTGTTGTCTATAATCCAATCGGCAAAAGATTCTTTTTCTTCTTTGGTCTTGAAAGGTTTAGAGTACATCGGGATTTCATACCACGCAACAAATACGGGCTCTCTTTCTGATTCTCCATTCTTGGCGGCCAGCCATTCTTTGTGGAAGAAGTTCCCCGTTCCGTTTGGTGTTGATTCTATTGCATCAAGAGTCAACTCTTCAAGTAGTATTGATGAAGATATGGAGCGAATAATATCTTCCGGTGTCTTCCCGTCTGTCGCTTTCCAAAATGCAACCTCAGACATGTGGGATTCTGATATATCACCACCACGGATAGAATCAGGTCGTTCGGCTGTTCCGATACATATAACGGTATCTCTTACTATCTTGCCTTTTTGGGTAACAATAGTGTCGTTGTGAGAACCCTCATATGGCTTTAGCTCTAATGGACTGTTATCCGTTCCATCAAGCAGGAATGGCGGGTAATCCATAAGCATCTTAGTGTACATCGCTCTAATCTTACGTGATGTGCCGGAGTCTTGAGCGATAATAGCAGAATAAAACCCTTCTTTGTGAACTAGCTGAATCCATGCTATATATAACTGAATGAGTGTTGATCCTCCCCACTGTCTTGCTTTTAGTAGGATTATTCTTATCGGCTTGCACTCTAGCCTCATTCTTTCTAAGACCTTGAGAAGCTTTATCTGTGGTTTGTTGAGTTTAAATGGGATGTTTTTCCCTCCTTTTTTATTTTTAATCTTTGCTGCGAAAAATGCCCAGAAACAAAAGTCGTGCTTAACTCTTGCTTTTATAAGTCCTTTTTCTACCTCAAGTTTATTATTCTCATCGTAATATCCGAACTCGTTTATCAAAAAGTCTTTTATTGTTTTGTGTTTGATTAGTTTTTTGATTAAAGGTACATTCTTCATCTGTACCGGTATGTATTGTTTTGGAATATAAAAATCAGGAAGAGAGAGGGTGAATCTATCTAAGATAGCACCTTCTCCCGTAAGAGGATCAAATAGAGCGTTAATCTCCTTGTTCCTATTATCGTTTTCCTTTAATATACTCTCTCTTCTCATTGTATGATTTATATTCTCTTTCTATGGCTGAATATATTAGCCCGAAAATGAATGATATAACGTGAATCTTATAATTGACTCCTGGCATGAAGCATGAAAATATAGTGAATGCAGCTCCTATAAAAAACGATCTCCACGCTCCGAATACGTTCATACCAAGCATGATATAAACAAGCCCGGAAGCTCCTACTGTCGGTTTGTCTGATTGGGATAATAAAGAGGCTATCACTCCTAATATGTAAACGTGTAATAAGTTGGTCCGCTCCTTAGTGCATAGGAACACCGCATACATGTTAATCACTAAGTGTAGTAAGGATGCGTGCATGAACATATAATATAGATGCATATAAGGTGAGATACTAAAAGGTATGAAATAACCTACCAATAGAACCGAAGCTGCTTTAATTTTTTGTCTAACCATCTCTTTTTAGCGTAATGGATTATCACCTTGGCGGATTCTGTAGTTAGATAGAATTCGGGAGCACCAGATTCTAGTATGTCTACCATTTCCACAGGACCAAGTTTCTCCTGTTCTTCTACTCTTCTGTATATCTCTTGAAACATCTTCCTTTTGTTCGGTTTCATGTCTGAAAGATCGTATCCATGCTTCATTCTAGCTATTACAGTTTTTGCTCTAGTCTCAGAAACCCAGAAACGTGAACAGGGAAGTTTCACCGCACGTGCTAAAACGTCGCACATGGTAAAGGGAGGTCTTATGTCTGAAAGCACAGTATTGTATGCTTTGATTAACTCGGTATCCCTTTGATAGCGGTATTCAAATTCTGTGTCTTTGTATCCCATGCAAACAAATTTACATATAAGAGTTAATACATACAAACATGAATCAAAAGAAGAACTTTACATTTGTTCGTATCATAAACGATAAATAGTATAAAACAAATAGAATGTATGGAAAAGGCTGATAATCAAGTAGTTAAGACGAAAAGAGACTTGCTTCTCGAAAAGCTTAGGGCTAAATACCCCGAGGATAATTTTGACGAAGAAGACGCTTTGTATGGAAAAATTTACGACGATTACGACAATTACGACAGTAGAATGTCGGAATACCAAAAAAATGAAGAGGGTCTTTCTAAGATGTTTTCTTCTGATCCTCGCTCCGCAGCTTTCTTAATGGCATGGAAAGCAGGCGAGAATCCTGTCGTTCAACTAGTCAAAATGTTTGGCCCTGATTTCATGGATGCAATGAATGATCCTGAAAATATGGAAAAGGTAGCGGAGGCTCGTTCAGAATACCTCGAAAAGCAAGCTAACAACGAAAAGCTACAAGCCGAAGCCGAGAAGAATTTATCCAATTCATTAGAGGAGTTAGATAAACTTCAAGAAGAGAAAGGTCTTAGTGATGAACAGGTTCAGCAAGCGTTTGAGTTTATTGCCGGTATTATAGATAATGGTATCGTGAATAGGATTGAACGTTCGACTTGGGAGATGGCGTTTAAAGCTTTGAGTTTTGATCAGGCAGTAGAGGATGCCGCTCTTGAAGCAGAGATTAAAGGTCGAAACGCTAAGATTGAAGAAAAACTGAAAAGGACTACTCCAGACCTACCTCCTATGATTGCAGGTAATTCAGGTAAGCCGGCACCAACTCCTAATTTTGGAGCACTAGATAGAGTATCGAATGCTGATGATATTTGGAATAAAGGAGCAGAGAGAAGAATAAAGAGAAAATAATTTTAATTAATGTGTTATGAAGAAAAGTTTATTATTGTTAGTGAATTTATTGCTTGTCGTTTTGGCATTCGCTACAGGGGCGGCAGGTAATGTTTTGATGGCTGAGGGTATTGTTCCCGATGCTGAACCGGCACCACTTGCCGATGGCGGTGTAACCGTTCAATCAGGATTAACCGAGGCGATAGGTAGGTCGGCTGTAGATGGATTGTATCTGTCTGAGATTGACCAACGAATCACAAAAATTCGTCCTATGTCAACTCCTGTTGACCAGATTTCAAGGTACGGAAAAGCTATGGAATCGAAGTCATTTGAAGTTAAGTATTACACAGTCAGTTCAAAACCTATTAAGACTACCCTAAAGACTGCTATTGCCGCTGCTCAGTCAACAGGAACTACCTATGAATTAGGAGTTAATGATGAGAGCATGTTTGATGTGGATGATACCATTCGTGTAGTCGGTGTTAAAGGTAAAGTAGACGGAGGTGCAACCGATGCAGACGAAGATTTGGTTCTGCATGTTGTCGGTTTGTCGGATACAAGCGGATTGCCTACTGTAAGAGCGGTTAACGGATTGACAGCAACTAATGGAGAGCCGACGTGGCTTCCTGCTATCACTGCCGGTACCGTACTCGTTCGTATGGGTAAAGCATGCGCTGAAATTGATGCTCAAGCTGCTGTGTTCTCTAACATTCCTACTCCCGAGACTCAGTATTGCCAGAATTTCATGATTCAGGTAGAGGAATCAACATTCAATAAGATTGCCGTTAAGGAAGTAAATTGGAGCTTCTCTGACTTGGAAGAAGATGCAATCTATGATATGCGTTTGGTTCAGGAAAACTCATTCCTATTTGGAGCAAAAGGTAAAATCACTAATCCTAAAAAATCTAATCAGCCTGTTTACTTTACAGGAGGTATCTGGTGGATGGCCGGAAAGGATATTACCGCAGGAACATATGATGCAACAAGTGGGGCAACAACTATGACCGATGATCAGTTGGTGGATATCGCTAAAGATCTATTTGTAGGTAGTGGCGTTGGAAACAAACGAAAGGTTGGTTTCTTCGGTTCTGATTTGATGGCTGTGTTCTCTAAGATTAAATCAGAGAGATTCAAGTTGAAAGAATCAGTCGAAGTTTGGAACCTAAAATTCAAATCGTTTGATACCGATTTCGGTGAAGTACTTGTTATGCACCATGAACTATTTGACCAGAACGGTATGTCTGATCAAGGCTTGATTATGGACCCAAGTTTCTTAACTAAGAGAACGTTCATCTCATGGAGCAGATCGGTTCTTGAATTAAAGAAAGCTGGTGTTAGAAACACTGATGCCGTTGTTCTGCAGGAGGTTGCATGTTTGTATCTCCGTTATCCTAAGGCTCACGCACGTATTAAGTTAGCGTCAGCATAATTCACTCATAAGTTTAACTGTAAAGCCCTCCCCTGTTTACAAGAGGGAGGGCTTTTAATTTAAAAAGCCATGAAATTTATATCTAAAAAAAATATATCATTCCATTTAATGATTAATGGAAAGTGCTTACATGTTCAGTTTATCCCCTTAACACGAGGAGGTTCTTACTATGAGACAAATAATCCAAATGTTATCGATGCGCTGAAAGCCCGCTCTGTTTATGGTATTGATTATACAGTAGAGGAATCGGTTGTAGAGGAAGTAACAGTAGAAGTACCTCCTACTCTTGAAGATGTGAAGTTCAGCAACCTAGCTGATGCTGCCCTATTCGCAAAAGAGAAAGGGCTTGAAGTGAAGAAATCAAAAGCTTCTATCACCGAGGCGTTAAAAGAAATTGGTTTTAATTTAATCATAGAGTAATGGATTACAGTGTACAAGATATAATAACTGCCGTGAGAGTATGTATGGATGAAGATGCTCAGAATTTAATTGTAGATGACGGGGCTTTATCTCTTGACACTATAATCACGCAAAAGATACCTGACGGAGTGCGCACGATAACGGAGGCGGCTCCATCTAGTATGGTTGATGGGGATAAATCATTCGCCTCACAATTATCGTGGGAAAGCGGACAGATAGGTATAGGAATGGCTTATACAGAATTGCCGTCTGATTTTATGCGGTTGGCTATCTTTCAGATGTCGGATTGGAAACGACCTGTACTAGAACCTATAGAAGATACAGATTCAAAGTATTTTCTGCAAAAATCTAAGTTCCCCGGAATAAGAGGAAACATTGATAAGCCTGTTTGTGCCATTACAACCTCGTCTACAGGGAAGAGGATGGAGTTCTATTCATCAGTCGAGGGATCGACAGTTATTGTTAAGGTGGCAAGGTACGTATCTTATCCAAAGATAGTGAGTAATAGTGTATTTATAGGGGATAAATTATATACTCCATCAATCTATTATATTGCCGGATTGGTATTGAACACATTCAAAGATGCTCATTCAGACCGGTTGTTTCAAATCGCTAAAAGCTATATAAATGGCTGATCTACATAACCTAGGTTCATATAATACACTTGAGGAAGTATGGAAGCTCCTTCCGTACGGTGGTTGCCCTGGTGATTACGTTTACATCGCGGGGGAACAGATATATTGGAATGAGTATAGGAATGTATGGGGTAATCCCGATGCTGCGGTATCTACCGATCCGACACAGACAATAAACGGAGACTTAACCGTAACTAAAGACTTAACAGTAGGAGAGCATACATTAGGGAATACGGCTAAGTACAATTCTTTAGAGGTTGATAACATCTTAATAAACAGTGATCCATTTGCCGCTAAGGATCATAATCATGATTTAACGTATTCTAAGATTGGGCATGTGCATGATTATGCTCCTAAGTCACATAGGCATAATGTAGGCGATATTGACGGACTTGGAGAAGTTCAAGGAGGTGGAAATGTAGACATAGTTACTGACTATGATACAGATATTCCATCAAACTCTAATATACCGTCTATGCTTAGATTGTTAAAGGAGTTATCGGAAAACAATGAAGCTCTTGCTGAAATGTTTCTCCGTAAAGATATTCCTAATTCGGCCGCTGAATTGATCACTTTTATAAAGGGCTTAAAGTCGCTATCCCCTATCGAGGTTGGAGAGGTTATTGATTCTATGCTCGCCGGACGTGGTACTCTGATCACGCCTGATAAGATACAAACACCACGGCTTGAGGTTCGCGGACAGGCGGTGTTCATGGAGCTAATTTTAAATCGATTGTCGGCAATGGAGGGCGATACCTCATTCTCCGATTCGGGCACAATCGAATCAGTTACTCAGGTTGCAGAGCTAACTTACAAGCTGCAGATGCGCAGAAGGTGGAAGACTGATTTCACCTCGTTTGACGTAGGCGATGTGGTCTATGGCATTGTCAATGATCTATTCAACGGCAACTATTACAAGGTGTGGTTTCTCGTGCAGGACCGCGACCTTGGCAGCAACGAGCTGATCGTTGTGCAATACACTGATAACATGGTGCCAGGCGGCGTGAATTACCCGCCAACCGACGGCATGGTAGTGGCTCGCAGGGGCAACACAACGAACGAAGATCGTCAATCGTGTTGGTATATCTCTACAACCGAAGGAGCTATCATGTATCTGACCGGTGTGACCAAGCCTATTCTCGAAGAGTCTAATTACTCCCTTATCCTTGGCCGGCCAAAACAGTTGGAGTTATTCAACGGATTGCCATTGAATTACAACAACCCTTACCTGTACGCTCGAGGCGCGATCATTCAGGATCTCTTCCGGATAGACTACCAGGGCAACCCGTCTTATGAGGATATAGACTGCGGGCTTTGGGATAGCAACCGGCAATATATCAACGGCTACAACGACGTATCGAAACGATACGTCCGCGAAGGTGTTTGGCACGAGAGCTGCTATTGGCGATGTACGGCAGCACAGTCTACCATTGGCGTGCCGCCTCGATTCAATAACACCGAATGGACGTGCCTGGTGGGCGATAAAAACTATACGATTGAGATTCTCAACCCGGATAAGTTGGTGAGAGTTACTGCAGTAGCAGCAACACTCAGCGTTGTTGTGAGACACGGCACGATGGATATCACATCCGATGTCGTACTGTGGGAGTGGACCAGGTCTTCGGGATTGCCGGCTGAAGACAACCTTTGGGCTATCGAGCGCAAAGCAAGCGAATCGGTTTTGACAATCACTAATGCAGACATGGCATCCAACTGGCTAGACACACGCAAAGTATCCTTTCGCGTGCAGGCAACTATCATACCGGGCGTTGCGCCCTTGACAGCCGAATATTCTATTAATTAATTTTTTAAGTATGAAAACAACATCTTCCAGAATCATTTATGACCCGCTCAGCTATTCCTTCAACATCCTTGAGGTAGGTGGCGGGCTCTCGCAAAAGAAGGACACGATCACAGGGGCTTATTACCCCGATCGTACTATCACACCCTTGCTGCTCAGACCGATATTGTCGATTGACGACCCGCACAATATCATTGCACCAGGTGATCACACGTCAGACATCATCGACTCAAGATGGTATATCGGCAGTATTAACGAGGCCAACCGTATCACGGCAGCTACAGCCGGATATTCCATCCTTGATAATGGTGAGCTCCTGGTATCTAGCAACATCGCACCTGATGCGCCCAAATCTTTATACTTCAGCTGGGCATACATCGACACCCGCAGGCAGGAGATCATCCGCAAAACGGAGCTGGTAACTCTATCATCGGTAGCGGTTACAGAACTCAATCTATCACTAGAGGTAGACACTCCTCCCGTGCTGAATATCAGCCCGTTCAAGTCGATGACTACTCGTGTCATCAACGCTAGTTTTCGCAACGGTGATCAGACTGTTCCTGATAATCAGGCGGTGTACAAATGGATGGTGCTTGATGGTGCCGGCTTCCGTCTGATCAACGCAGATGACCTATTTTATGTAGACGGACAGGGTACTAAGGCGCTGACAATAGACAGGCGCTACGTCGACAAAGAGTCTCTTCGTCTCGAGGTGTCTCACGTGGCCAACCCGGACAACGTTTTATCGAAGAATATCCGTGCGGTTAGATTCTACGGGCAATGGGCTGAAGATATCGCGATCACCCGGGGTCGCTTCCGTCGTCCGGACACAACCGAAATCGAGGTATCGGCATCCGTTAGCTCCAGTGCCGGGCTAATCGTCAACCCGACAGCCTACTTTGACATCGAGCTATTCTTCAAGATGTCAGGCTTTGAGTTTAACTCAATCGGATATGGCGACAAGGTTATCATGCCGGCTAGCTCTGCAGGCAGCGACAGCACCAAAGAGGCTGTGTTCGGTGTGCAGGTGAGACAATTATCCGCGCTTCGCCCGTTGACCCTTAACGGCAAGGCGCTATCTATTAACAACAAGGTACTTGTGTTACAGGTACCTGTATAATCGCAGTAGCATGAACAAGAATTATTACCTGGTGCCGGCAGAGCTGGCAGACGAGCTCAAGTTATCGGCATACAGACAACAAGTAGATGGTGGTTACATACTGTCTGCATCTGATTTAGATGCGTACGGCATCGAACGAGCCGTCGATGAAGGTGCGACACCTTTGAGCGAAAATCAAGTTAAACAACTTTTAAACTAATAAATTATGACTAATTTATCAGCAATTGAGACCCTCGAAGCCTATCAAGATGGTGATGTTATCATCCCTGGCATGGGTGTAGCACTAGCGGCCGGACAAGGACTGAAGCAATACTTCAACCCGTCTACCGGCAAGTGCACACCGGACTGGACAATAGCGGCTAATCAGCCGACTATCTATCCGCAATCTTACAGCTCCTCGCTGGGAGCTTTCGTGATACCCGACACTGAAGGTATGCAATGGTATTACAACAATCCGGAGACAGACACAGCTGCTATCCTTGACGGCTCAGGTGCCGTTAAAGCGGCTTTTGCAGATCGCTTTCAAAAAACGACATACACCGTTAACGGCAAGGTGTTTACCGCGCTGAAGATAATCGGCAATCTCGCAGCTTCAGGTAGTGTTAACGACAAGGTGTTGTATTTCAAATCGATGTTTGCCGGCAAGCTGGTGACTTGCAAAGTGGTGATCCCGGTAGAAGAATCTGTCGGTTCGGCCTTTGACGTTGTAGTGAACGTGGTAAACGAAGCCGGTGTGAGCGATTCGGTAATTGACAACGATACCGAATACCTGGTGCTTAACTCTTACCTCCAGGATGCGGGCAACCCCGTCGAGCCGACGTCTTACGCCTACGAACGTCTGACGGCAGCCGGCTATGTGGCAGTCACGCACGTACCGGGAGTTACTGAGCTGTCCAACGGTGGCAAGACACTCAAGGTATTCGAGAGTGCCGTTGACGGAATTGAAGAATATGCGGCCGTACTGGGTTATGGAGGCAAATCTTACCGTCGTTCGGTAGCTTTAGCAGATACCCATGACCCTTATTACATCGTGATGGGGCGCAATACCGATTCGCCGCTCATCAAATCTGATCAGACAGTGACATATACACCATCTGTCAGACGTCGTTCAGATCAGGCTGTGCAGACGGGATGGGCTTTTTCGTACCTGACTTATAAGCATGACGGCACGACAGTCGGCAATGCTTCGGGAGCTTCGTTCAGCATTCCTGGCAGCACGGTAGAAGTAAACAAAGGTATCAACGTTAAGATAACAGCTAACAAGTCATGAGAGAGGTTAACGCTGTAGATTCCTTGTACCCGGCACCTCAGAATGCAGTGACGTATGAGATCAGAGCTTCGACAGATGTGCTCGCGCTAACGGCTGCCGGCGTACCGAAAAGCGTAAGCATATCAGCAAGCCTGTATAAGGCTGACGGTCAAAACGTAGGCCTGTGTGCAGACTTCAACGCATTCCTGTACGTGTATGACGCTGCCGGCAACCTGCTTAAATCAGAGCAGCTCAACGAAGCTAATACGATAACAACTAATATCAGCAACATGAATAATATTTTTCGCATTATATTCAGATGGCTATCAGGCACTGAAGAGGTTGTGTCTAAAGAGATTCCGACAGTCAAAGACGGGAGTGCAGGCGCTGCCGGCTCAGCAGGGCCGCTGATCTATCCGGCTGGTATATTCTCGCTAGATAAATCATACACACGTACATCGCTGACAGCTCCATACGTGGCTCATAACAGCCTTTATTATTACCTGGCTAAGACGGGTACGTTTACGGGTATTAATCCGGCAGATGATTACGCTGCCAACGGAGTTAACGCGATCTGGAGACCGTACGATAACTTTCAGGCAGCATTCTTTGAAATCGTGATGGCTGAATTTGCACGACTGGGCAAGGCGGTATTCTTCAATGATTACATGATGTCTCAGTACGGAGTAACCCCGTCCGGAGAGGATACTAATGAGTACCAGAATTTTGCAGCCGGAACCTTTATTCCGAACATCCTGCTGAACTTCCTAACAGGGGCCGGGCACTTGTCAGCGGGTAATTTCAGCTGGGATGAATATGGGCGTACTTATCGCAAATCAAAGGATATAATTGTTTGGCGTGATCTACTCGCAGAATTTGGTGAAGCGGAGACTGAACATAATCTAAACCTGAAAAGGGGTACATACTTCGATCTAAGTTGTTGGACAAATGCTATATGCAATCTACCTGATCCGGCACTTCATCAAGGGATAGAGCTGGAGTTCAAAGGGTCCGTCGCTACAACAAGGGTTCCGATGCCTCTTCCCTCTTTCAAAAGTGCAGGTTTTGCGATGATGGGATGGAATAGCACAACAAGCGATTACGTCACCTGCAGCAGAGTTAAATCGTATATAAGTGGTAGCGCACGGGCGCACATTACTTCGCAAAAGGTCAATAACGTGTGGACGTGGGTTGCTGATATCGGTTTTTCTATTGTATCATAATTATTTTTTTAAGTTCAATTTATATGGAAAAGCAAGAACTTTCTCTTCTTGAAGACTTATCTTCAGTATCATCTCAAGATAAGGTGTTAGGGTATAGCGAAGCCGGCGATAAGTTTGGCTTCATACCCTTGTCGTTCGTCACTAACGAAGGCTATGCCTGCCGTCGGTGGAATATGTCTAATTCGACAGATATAGGCGAAGCAGTAGGCAACATCGACTATCTTCGTCGGCTGCCGAGCTTATTAGGACTTGGATGTTACCTGGTTGATCGCAACCATGGTCGGAGAAAACTGGATCCAACCAATCACTACAAATTTGCCACCGGCGAAGCTGCAGCACTTGACGGCTCAATGGGTGACTATCAATGGGGATGGGGCACAAAATGGTATTACGCCTGGTGGACAGAAGGCAGTTACTATTACGAAGCGGCATCACTCAAGCCGATTCCCGGTAGATACAATTACATCATCCCGGTTGCATCAACCTCTGCACTAGGCGTCTCTGTCGTCGATCGCGAGAACCTTGAACTCGTGTCTGTTGTCAGCAATGCAGCTAAGTATAGAGGTGGCAACAACGATGCGACCAAGGATGCGGCATACAACACGCAACTTGGACGTGCCGCAACGTCGCTAAACGCTGAGACATTCGGTAGTTACGCTCGTAAAAAAGGCGATGGATGGGAGGCTTATTGGTACACATTCCCGGCTACGATCGGAGCTCTATTCCGCATCATAATGGGCACACGCAAAGTCGACAGAGCGGTTAACCCCGTTAAGGATGCTAACGGGCTGTACCAGGGAGGAGCCGGCCCGGGTGTACTTGGTGCAAGCACCTGGTGGACTGACCCGGATAAGTATGCATTCTATCCATTCCTGCCGACATCGGTAGGTGTTGAGCTGGCAGATGGTATCGGTGTGTCTCAATATGCAGTCAAAGATGCGGCAAACGCAACCGTATACACCGCTAACGTGCCGGTTTGGTTTGGGCTGAAGAACTTTTTCGGGTATATCGGACGGTTCGAACGTGGGCGCCTGATCTCTAAAAACAGCAACGGTTCGGCTGATATATACGTGTTAACGTCCATGCGAGCTAACTATTCGATGAACTCACTAGCCGGCATGATCAAGGCAGCTACGGCGCCGGCGGCTGCTGTTGCGTCAACGTGGGAGTATATCACACAGTTGTCGATGCAAAATCTCTGTCACACACCGACAGTGACAGGCGGCACAGAATCAACGTATTATTGCGACGGCTATTACAACGACAATGCGTCTTCCGGGCTTCGGGTTCCTGCCGTCGGTGGCTTTGCGAGCGCTGGAGGCATTGGAGGTCTTGAGTGCCTGCATGTGAGCTCTGGAGTCCCGACGACCCTTGCGTACTCTGGCTCGCCCCTCTGCGAAGCAGTCGAGGACTGGGACACAACGCCTGTCCTGGTGCCCGCCTGATAACTAAGTGTCCGGAGGTTGCAAAAGTGGCCGAAGGACACAAAGAACCCCAGAGCCCGGAAGGGCGAAGGGGTATAAGCGCTCCTTGACTTTTTTGCATATTTAATAAAAAGTGGTATCTTTGTCTTAAAGTTGTCGTTTCTGTGAGCCGTCTTCCGGGCTTCGGGTTCCTGCCGTCGGTGGCAATGCGAACAATGGAGGCAATGGAGGTCTTGAGTACCTGAATGTGAACAATGGAGTCACGACGACCAATGCGAACTATGGCTCGCCCCTCAACTTACTGAAGTGGTTTGTTTGTCAGCTTCCACTTCTTATAAGAAACGAGACTTCGCCCCATGGCGGAAAATACAATTTAAAAAGAAGTGCCGGTAGACGTTTTTACGGCCGAAAGCAGGGAAAGTTAAAAGCAGACAATCAAAAAAGACACGGACAAGACACATGAATCGAAAAGGATACCTATCTACACAGATAGCTACGCATGAGAATTTTAGCAACGCCTATTGGGGTTATTCGGCCGGCAAACACGGTAGACGTGAAGTCAGGCTATTCGAAGCTGATTTAGACGAGAATCTTGCTAATCTTCTTCATGCTTATGCTACCAGAACATGGAGGACTTCACCTTATGTCGCTAAAGAGGTTTTCTACCCCAAACATCGAACCGTACACAAGTCGGCTGTTCCGGATCACACGATCCAGTGGGCAGCGCTACTCCCGGTAGAGAGGTGGCTAATGGACACCTTTTATTATCGTTCGCCGGCTTGTGTTCCAGGCAAAGGCACACATTTCTTTGTCAGGCAGGAGATGCAGGAGCTTACCAGATGTTCACAGGCTGAGCTATATTATCTCGTTCAGCTTGATATTCATCACTACTTCCTTAACATCGATCATCAGTTGATGTCGCTGTGCATCCGCAAAAAAATCAAAGACCCTATTTTGCTGCATTTTATTGATGAGTTTATCAATAGCTTTCTGCAGGGTATCGTTCTAGGCGTTAAGCTGTCACAGCTGCTGTCGGGGTTATACCTGGCACCGTTTGATCGTATTGCGCTCAACTGTTTCGGCATTGCGGATGATCCGGAGAAATACCGCTACTGGCAAAGCAGGTATGTAACCGATTCGATTGTTACCTGTCGCACTGCAGCTGAAGCTGCTGAGATCAACCGGGGCGTTGAGTACCTCAATCAGAAGTTTGATAATTTTGTCCGCAGAGGACTGTACAGCTACAGTCGTTTTGCCGATAATATCGTTATCAAGCACAGTGATAAGGTGTTCCTTCGATTAATGGTCGAACTTGCTATTATGACTCTGACACGTGACTTTTTGCTGCCCGTTAATAAGAATTGGGCGATCAGGCCAACATGGATGGGTAACGATTTGTGCGGTTATGTATTCTATCATGACCGGCTGATGCTACGTAAAAAGAACAAAAAAGCATTATGCCGGCAAGTAGCTAAACTGCGCAAAAAAGGGTTGACAGACAGGGAGATAGAGCTAGCTTGTGCGAGCCGTGTAGGGTTTGCTATACATGCTCAGACGAGACATTTATTGAAAAAATTAAATATGGAGAAAAGACTAGGAGCTGTTATTCGCAACAGGCGTAAAAAGGCGCCTTTTGAAGGTATGACGGCGGAACAAAAGAGATCAGTAGAGGATTTGATTTGTCTCGAGAGAGATAACGAAGAAGACAAGCTTATCTTACTGATTGACTACAAGGTAGAGGATTCGGTGATTGAGAAGAATGACGATGGATCATGCAAGCAGCGTATAGCTATACGCTACAAAAAGGTGGACCAGGTCAACTCCGATGGCGAAGAAACTACTTACACCTGGCATGATGAAGAGTATTACTCTTTTTCAGGTTCGAGGATTATGATTGAACAGGCTCTGAATGATTTTTCACAAGAAGACTTGCCCCTTGTGACAGCAATCAAGGAGTTTGTGAACAAACAAAGAAAAAAGTTTTATAAATTTACGTAGATTATGAAATCAGCTACATATTTCAATCGCAAAACGTTTAGTCGTTACGACGACAAGAGAGTTATAGCATACCTGCACGAACAGGTAATTGAGAGTTATACACCCGAAGATGCGCCTGAAGGCTTCGCACCTCGAACGGCTTATACGTATTCAGGCACTGAAGCAGACGGTGGTACCTTGATTGATGCCGCAACCGATACGCGTGATGATCTGATCAACGGCATCATACGCAGCAGGTTTACACAGACCGAAGAGGATGCAATCAAAACACATCAGCTTCTACGTCTCACCGATCCGGAACATCCGCTTGCGGCTCAGTACGCAGACGAGTTTAACCTGTTCAATATCGAGCGGGAGTATGCAATTTCAACCGTAGCCTCTTGGTTGGCACAGTAGAATTGACTACATTTGTGGTGTAGAGTCTTACTTTGTGTTTATAAAGTAGCCGCCTCAGTCTTTAATTAGGCTGGGGCGGTTTTGCGTTAATACATATAATTCATTTTAATAATACTGTTATATATTTGCCTTATGGATATAACGCTAAATATAAAAAAGGCTTCTGTTTACGATGATGTAGCTAAATTAACAGGCTATATCGGGGCTAAAAATAATGAATCAGAGTTGACGTACGATAAAGTATTCACTACTGATGATGATCGCATTTTGCTAGAGCGTTTTTGGAGAGACTCATGCAACGCATCAACAGATGAATTTAAAAATTTCATCAAAAGCGTTACAGAAAGTACTTCTCAAACGATAGACAACACGGAAATATACACTGTTGTGATGGATATGCCTAGTTCGTTTGATAGCAACCTAACCAACTCGATACAAAACAGCTTGCATTCTTATTTCGTCAATTCAATAGCATCTAAATGGTTTGCCTTAATTGATAAAAATGAGTCTGAATATTATAAAGCTGAATCACTAGGAAACGGAAATGATATAAGAAGAAAAATATACTTTAGAAAAAAACCAATTAGAGTAAATCCAGTATGAGAACAATTACAATCACTCTGTACAAGTCTGAAATTATCTATGATGTTAAGAATAAGACTTTCTTGACAGGTAAATCTCGTGAAAACGGGAATAACTATGAACAGGTTGCTAATATGCAAGCTAATGATGAGGATGATAACGAAAATCAGCTTCTTCGCTCTATCGGGAATGCTTTTGATACGTTAAAAGCTAAACTAAGCTCTTATGTATCTGGCACAGGAACTACGGCTAGCAACATACTGCTCACTGCGGAAGGGAATTTGGCAATATCTCTTGAGATGCCGGATAACTTCAATCAGGGAGTAATTGATGCGGTAAAATCGGCAATAGACAAGTATATCGTCAATTCGGTATTATTTGATTGGTTTACAATCACTAAACCCGATGAAGCTCAAACATACTTTGAATTGGCTAAAAACAATGTTGAAGAGCTGAGGGAGTCTCTTAATAAAAGGATCAGACCGACAAGAACAGCTCCCGTTGTATGATAACCATTACGCTACATAGGGATGCTATCTTGTACGATATAAGCAATATCGCTTATATCACAGGAGATTTAGTACAAGACTCTAAAGCACAGAGCGGCATTCAGGATGTGGTTAATACAGGGAATGTTGACAGGATAACTAGGATTATGGATAAATCCTACAACGAACTCATTGTTGGACTATCCGCATACAACAAAGTTAGTTTAACAGTATCAGGAGATGTTATTGAGACTATTTCATCTGATAATGCGTTCAAAGAACCATCATCATATGTTTTATCTCTTAATATGCCGGTAGACTTCAATAAAAATATTGTGAGCCCCATTACTGCCGCCTGTCATGAATATATGGTATGTATGAGTCTATTTGAATGGTTCTCTATCACCAAGAAAGATGAAGCTGAATTATATAGAATAAAGGCTATAGAAGAATTAAACAAGGTGAAAGGATACCTTAGTATCAGGGTAGGGATAACAAAAAGAAAGATGTTTCCATTTTAAGAGGGGTAATTAAACCCCTCTTTTTTTTATCTTAATTTATTATTAAATTTAATATCAAATAAAGTACTTAGCCCTTCAAGGCTTTGCCCTTTAATCATCTCTGTTTTTACAACTAAGACAAAGTACTTATAAGGGCTTCCGTGGGCGGTCAATCTCTTTGTTGAGGATGATGATATAACTCTGTAATTAACTCCATCTCTAGAGCCGTACAAAATTTGCTGAACATCAGTTAAAACGCCTCTTTGAATGAGTTGAGTGATAGTCTTTAGCTCTTCGCTATCAAGTTTAATGGGTCTGGTTATTAAGTATTGAGAACTGAAAATATCATTATCAGCATACGTTAATACTAGATTCCCTTTTTTAAGAAGAGATTCAGGGTATGAGTTTAAATATCCAGAATAAGACTCGTTTATGACGGACCACGTTTGAGACCTCATGCTAAAGCAGTATGAATAACTATTAGACGGGTTTATCACAAACAATCTCCTGTGGATGTAATCGTAAGACAAGAACGCGCTCTGAATGTATTCATTGAAAGGTATTGTTCCGGGTGTTACAATCGAAGATGGAAGATTTATGTTTATTATATCCTCTCCTATTATGGTTGATATGCACTGACTTGTAATCCCAGATAGTAGCATTAATCCTTGTTTGGTTATAAATGCTACGGCTCCATCAATTTGAGCTACCTCTCCACTAAGAATATCTCTAGTAGCCGGCTGCTTACTGGAGTACGTTCCGGTCGAAGATACCTCTAGCGCCCAAACTCCGTCTGTGGTAAACGCATACAAAGGAAATTGCCCAAACTGACCTTCACTTAACGCTTTAGATGCGGATGATACGTTTTTAATTTCTCCTGATCCTACGTTATATGTGTTTACTGCCTTGAAAACAAACGGATTGTTAACCTCTGATAATTTAATCTGATTAGGTGAGTATATAACGTTGTTTGATTCGACAAGTTGTTTATATACGCCTGTCAGAGATTCGCTCTGTAGATTTTCATTAAGGTAGTAGGCTCCATTTAGTGACGGGTGAGTTTTTAGATTTTTCTCCAATGTATTAAGTAAAGATCCTGATTGCCAAATTACCTTTTCTGCGTTGGCTTCTGGGAAGAAATAGAACACAGGAAATGGGCATACATATTTAACGCCTGTCTCTTCTGTTGATGATAGTATATTTGCTGTTATTCCATCTTCCTTTTTTACAGATACCTGCATACTTGTATGCGTTTCGAGAGTCGGAGGATCTGTTGTAGCAAATCTTTTATAGGTATTGTAAACTCTAGGATTATATCCTTTTATCTTTGTTCCTAAATTATAAATATTCAATCTTGAGTTGTAAATGTAAGAACCCTCTGCAGATAACTTTGAGTGAGTTCTGAAATCATCAGACATAACTTCCTGTGAAGTAAGAGATGATAGCAATTTAGGTTTTAGTATATGAAGCTTATTCCCGTCAGGATCGTATAGCGTATCTCCATTAACAGCTTCATCATCAGATTCGGAATATCCCCTTATAATGTCTTCCGTATTAAATGAAGCTATTTTGTAGAACGTGGAAGTGTTTACTATCTCTTCAAGATAATCAGATGGTTTTTTATACGGTAGCCATACTTTGTTATAAGTCACATACAGAGATTCGGGGTATACGTTATCAATAGCATCTACTAACCTTTGATCCGATAAGCATTGTAGTGCATATTCTTTTGAGAAAACACCTTGTATATTTTTACTCTGGTCGTAGTTGTATATAGGTTTACTTATGAATACATCTATGGATGATATTATATCCCTCCAGTCTTCAAACCTAGAATCTCCTATTATCCTGTAGTAAAGAAAAAAGTCTCTTATAAAACCAGAAATGTAATATGTTGGAAGCTCTGATATAGGTGTTTTTGGTACATAAGAAGATCCTTGTGGTACGGCTACAATATTAGCAAATCCAGGATCAATTAATATTGGTGCGGAATGTTTTATTACCGTGCCATCATACATTCTTAATGCATACCGAACAAAAAAAGGCAATGTAAATTTACCGCTCTCCAATAGGCTTGATGTTTTTTTGTTTATAGCCCCTATAACAGCATCGCTTACAGTCTTAAGAGCAGAAGCATACATCTCTTTTATAGTGCTTGACATTTCACCGTCAGACACATTTGTGGCATCCTGCGCATTGTTTACAAACGGCAAATTTATGGTAGAGAATTCAGCATTAAAAGGAGTGACATTTCCTGCCATATAGTCGTTGTACTTTTCTGTAGCAAAATAAATATGAGGAGTTGGCATTTCGCTACCAAGATATTTATACGCTCCATCTTTAAACAGAGCGTATCTTATATCTTCATCTGTCATTATAATGAGTATATTACCAATAGAGGTTACTTCCCTTAAGGACGGAACGGTTACAATGTCCGCTCCGTCTTTAAGGCTAAGTGTTAATCCATTTTTTAAGATATAGTTTGTATATCCCTTGTTTTTATGGATGTGAACTACATCGTACTCTGTGGAGAATATGGCAGATGGTTTGTCTGTTGGTATTAGACCGTTCTCGTTAACCAGATTCATGCATACAGATAAATCTCCATCCGGACAATCGTAATCGCTCGGTGTAGTACTCATTCCTTTATACTTAATTTGTTTCTGCATAATTTCTTCTAGTTATAATTGTTACCATCTTATGTTCGTCTTTGTAGATCACCTCTCCTATTTTGTACTTTGACATTTTCAGACCGGTGATTTTTCTGCAAGCGTCTACCCAGCTAACTCTAAAAAACCTACCGGCTTTTGTAGTCTGGATACATAAGGCTCCGTTATCGTCTTTCATGATGTAGAGTTCTTCTCCGTCTTTTACGAACGTTACTCTATCTCCGTTTTCTATCCCAAGAACATCAGCTAGTTTAGAGGACAGCTCTATGATGCCGTCCTCCCTGAATGTTATTTCAGTTCTTAATTTTGAAAAAATGGCTTCCATCTGATAAAATCTCCTTTGTGACTTTAAGTTTAACATTATCCTTAAGCCCTCTGTAAACCATATAGTTAACTGTAGGGCAATTCGTAATAAAACCAAAAGACTTCAAGTCTGTATTGTAGGACACAAGCCCGCATTCAGTTCTCTTAGCAAATGATGATGGAACTCTTTTAAATCCAAATGTATTCTCTCCTTTTACGGAGAACATGAATATAAAACAAGCCCCCCTGTCTTCGCCTATATCTAACGCTTTTGCAAGTTTCTTTGAAAGCGTTACCGAATTGTCTGTGGAATCTAAAATTACATACATACACAAATGTATTTAAAGGTTATTACTTTCTTCCATATCTATTAATCGGTGCGTTCTAAATGACACCGTAGATACGTACTTGATAGAGCGTGAATCTCTTAATGAGATTTTGTGCTCCATCGCTTTCTCTTTACTCTCAAAGATTATTGAGGATACCATATCCTTGTATCCATCATTAACCACATTCAGGTAGTATTTCCTACCTAAGATTTTGCTTAAAATTTCATCTAACATATTTTGCCCAATTTTGTGCTCTTCGTAGAGCGTTTGCATACATATTTATTTCCCAATCCTCCTTTAAAAAAGAAACGTCAAGCGCTTGCCTGACGTGTGGATCTTTTCTTCTCTTTTCCTGTTTTATTATTCTAGCTTCTTCCAAAGCTTTAATCCTGTCTCTTACATATTTCTTCATAATTCTTTTATTAATTCGTTCATAAACTTAATACATGAATCCTCCGGTTCGTACCCGTCTAATATCATGGCTCCTTTAGTGGATATGACCTTATCCCGTAACTCCTTTCTGTATATGGCCGCATTAACTGTCTGTAGGTTGGTTTTCTCAATGACAGATATTGCGCTGTCGAATGCCTGAATAGATTCTTTTGGAGGAGTTGTTGAGTTTCTTATGCAGTCACGTAGCGTACGCATATGAGATAGTAATTGTTTTTTATTCATAATATCCCCATTTTCTTTTTTGCTCTTTCGGCGTAACACGGGTTATGTTTATCCTTAGTTACATATATGACAGTCTTTGAGTTTAGCCGTAGCGGGAACAATTTCTTTTCCCGATTTTTCTGTGCTGCAACCGCCTGACTTGTCTTATCTCCATTTACTGAAAGGTCTACCTTTTTATAGGTTCCCTTCGTTGTTCTCTCATTCATGGCTTTAGTAATTCTGGTCTATCGTGGATATTGACTATCACCTCAAATTCATGAGAGAATTGGCAAATAAATAATTCACTAGAATTCTTGATTTCAAATCCTAATAGTTCATCATCATAATAAACTTCATGAAGACTTGATTCAATACCTTCTACCGACTGGAGAACTATATCACCCTCAAAAATCATTATACCTTTCCATTCGTCTTTAGGGTTGGTCCCATTGATTTTGGATAGATTATAAGCATATTTTTTATGATATTCAGACGCATTTACCCATTTAGTATTATCATACATTCCTGTAAACTGACCTACCGTTTCAGGATCGACTTTATACCAAAATTCAGTGGTAAAGTAATCATCATCAAAATCGACTACCCCACCTACAATTACATTGTTACCTATTAGATAACCATACACCCATTCTCCGTTATCGGTGCGTTTACCTCTGAATAAAATTTCTCTTTTCATAATATTCCTTTTTACTTATTTATACCATTTTCCTCCGCAATATTTGCAGCGATAATCTCCGACACCATACGATAGGACTTGATCTTTTTCGGGAATACCTAGATGGCAGCAACATATATCCTTGCAGTCTTCATCCTGCTCGCATACGATATTTGGAAAATCCCAAAAGGATAGCTTCCCTTTAGCCGGTATTGGTTTATCGAATAAGATCGGATAAGATGCCACCCAGTTGTATATGGGTTTATATGGATGATATAAGCAAGATGGAAGTTCGTATTCTCCCAATTTAGCCATGTGTGTTTTCTCCGCCCACACACTTTGATGGTTAATCACACAATCTGTAAATACGACGCTTCCGATAATAGCAGAAGTATTATGATAAGAAGCGACTACATCCATTATGTCATTTCCAATTGCATCTATTTGTGCATCATCAAACAGCATATACGGTTCTTTATCCGTTTTAGCACTCGCATGAATCAAAACCCTTTTCCCTTTGTACTTATCGGGCAATTTCCAAGCTCGGTTCTCAATACCTTTAATGCCGGCACATAATAAGTATGCCCACGGTTGCTTTACACTTATCGCTTTCATCGCTTTTCAAATTTATCGCATGATTTGTTCATCCTTTTAACTGCTTTTAATCCGTAAGGAGTTCTATTACACTTCTGAATAGTGCAATACCAGTATCTTTTGCTATGCGGATTAAGGTTTGCAATGTATTTGCATTCCCTACACCGATTGTCGCTCGATTTTTTTTGAGGTATATCAAAGAGATTTTCCATAATTCAATTTCTCTTTAAATCTATCAATATCCGATTTATAGCAATTGCCCAAAATCTCCTTAAATACATCGGCAAAAGCTTCAACGGCTTTGTCGCCAACTTCTTTACGTGCCATTGAAACGGCTGTTAATGCTATTTCATTAAATACTACCTTTTGACTGCCAACGACTTCAATGTTTTGAAGTGCGTTGTTTTTGATTAATTCTTCTGCTTTCATATTAGTTCCTTTCTTGCTATTTTAATCTGCATCAGGCTTTTAAATTATTTATTATGATATTGCAACATCCCTCTAAATGTAATGCGTCTATGTATCATGTCCTGCCTAGTACGATGTATCCTTTCATCTGAATAATCTTCAAATAATCTATTTCTATCCTTTTCGTTTAAGATGGAGTAAAAACGATCTGCCATTATAAAGTTATCTTTTCGGAGATACCTGGCTGCGCAATCAGGACAAATACAATCAAGCGCAATACCGCTCTTATCAAGTTGTGGGTGAAGAATAGAATAAACTTCTTCAATATCAATGTCAGACACCTTCTGTATTGCATAATCAAAGAAAGCATCAAATCCTGTTACACAATCTCCGTAGTAAAATGGGTGTTCTAATATTTTATAAATACCGCATGGCTTTTTGACATGTTTTGAGTTCCCTTTTGATATGAAAAAATAATCTGTCTTTTCTTCTATCTCAAATGATTCTTCGCATATAGGGCAAAATGTTCTATATGATTCATCATAGCAATCTTCACAAAGCACCTCTTTACGTTCAATATTTACATTTGGGAAATCGTCAAGTTGAAATATTGATTTTCCACAATTATCGCATTCACAATCATGCTCTATGATAAGCTCTATCTGATTATCGTCAAATTCATACGGGCTTGAACTGTATTCAGTCTTTGCATGATTGATTATTTTGTTTTTTAGTTCTTCCATAAAAGCTATCTAATTTTGAGTTAATAAATAAACTATAAAACCTATACTAGCTATCAAGCATACTACTAATGTGTAGCACACTAAAATCAGGTTAAGGCATAACTTGATTGGATTGATTGTCTTTTTCATCCTACTTCCATTAAATCAAATAATGTTGGCGCGCTGACTTCCATTTCAGCTTCATACAGATACGATAGGCTATCTTTCCAATAATCATAATTGAGCTCGGTAGATAATCCTTTTCGACCTAAATTAATTGCACAATAAGATACGGTTCCGATACCTCCGAACGGATCGAATACTAATTCACCTTTGTTTGAGTACCTTTCAATAAGTCTGTTAACAATGTCAAGTTGAAGCGGGCAAATGTGATTCTGCCTTTTCTTTTGAGACTGCTTAGTGTTAAGCGTTCTCATTCTAGTCACATCATCCCATATCCACTGCTTTTTACTTACAGGATCAACGGCCATAAATGTTCTAGGTAATTTCCCGTAAGAATCTAGCTCTTCAGCAAACGAAACATGCTCTTCGTAATTGTAGATATGTTCACGTTGGTAATTTCTAAATAGGTGGCGTATTTTATCTATTCCTGCACCTTTCATGTCTTCGTATGATAAGAGGCTATTCCCGGATGATTTCCAGCTTGCATGAGCGTCTATCTGCCATTTCGCTAAAGAGTATTCACTTTTGCTTTTAACCACTGGTAAATCAGCATAAGCCCTTGATGTATCAGATGGCAACTTTCGGAATAGAAGAATATATTCAGGGCATCCGATACCCATTTTTGTTCCGTCTTTGCACATCTCGGAATAGGTAAGACGGTACGTTTGGTTATTCTCTCTTACCACATCGGTGTCTATCGTAATACGTCCCATATATCTAAATCCGTGCTTCATGTAGTGAAATACTGTCATTTCACTAAATGGATCGATGGTTGGCATTCCGTCACCGGTTGCGCTGCCGAATAAGACTCTATCTTTTACGTGAATACAAGCTAAACGACCCGGCTTCAGGATCCTCATTAGTTCCGGAGTTAAGTAATCCATCTGCTCAAAGAATTTATCGTTATCCGTGTTGTGCCCGAAGTCGTTATACGTTGGTGTATATTCGTAGTGATTAGAGAATGGAATGCTCGTTACAACCAAATCAACTGAATCACTATCCATCTTTTGGCACTCGAGAACATTATCGTTGTTAATAGATCTCCACAGTTTGCCAGACTTTTCTTCTCTGCTTGCAAACATCCATCGCATCATCTTCTCTTCAGCTTTTAATCCGAACAATCCGTTTTCCTTGACTATGTCGGTCATCTTAGCCACCATCTCTCTATGTTGCTGCCATTTAAGTATAAACGATTTAAAAATTTCACCCTCACTTTCGGCATACACCAAATACAGGTCAACTTGATATTGTTGCATGAATCGATGTATGCGGGCGATGGCTTGAAATTTATCGTTGAAACGATAGTCAATAAACATTATAGCTTTGTGGCAATGATATTGAAAGTTTAAGCCCTCTCCTAGCATTTCAGGTTTGGCGGCTAAATACTTTAGGCGACCTTCTTTAAAGTCTGATATTACCTTGTCGGCTTCTTCATCATCCTGACTTCCATAGACAGCTTTACATCCGGGTATAGCCTTACATAGAGCTATTCTCTCACTTTCTAAGTCATGCCACAAAAGAAAGTGATCATCTTTGTTTTCAGGCCTATTAATAATCTCGACAACACGCTCTATCTTTTCAGACATATTATCTCTTCTCTCTTTGGCTGCATCGGCTAGTCCTAGAGCAGCCTCACGGAACATCTTAGCCTGTCCATCTCTGTCTATTCCTGCCGTTGAATTATCAACGCTTACCACTTCTTCATGCACGCGTAATTCAGGTAGTTCATAGCCTGTATCGGGATAGCCTAAGTCAGATGGTTTGGTAAGAAATAAAGCCCACGTTGATACCCATAACCAAAACTCTTTTTCTTTGTGAGGATAGAGAGTTAAGTTATTGGCTTTCGTTGAATCTCTCTGAAAAAATCTAGTCAAGGCCTGCCCTGTGTCCATAACTCCAAGGTACCCGGCATAATGAATCATCTCTTTAAATCTATTCGGTGCCGGTGTAGCCGTTGCGACAAATCTGTAAGGAACAGAAGAAAACAAAGGAAGAAATTCCTGATACGTTTTAGTTCCATATCCACGAAGTACGCTAGCTTCATCAAGTGATGTTACGGTAAAGTATGATGGTTCTATTCGTACACCATCTTCTCCATCACGTACACGCTCATAGTTAGTTATCATAATATCAGTTGAGCACTCTTTCACTTCCTGCATGTTACGCACATAGGTAACGGTTATATCTAAGTGCTGTTTTGCTTGAGTTAGGAACTCAACTACTACACGTTTCGGACAAACAATTAACCCTTTGCCTCCTTCATGTTTCAGGATAACACGGATAATCTCAAGTTGTGTAACTGTTTTCTGCATTCCGAATGAAGAGAATATGGCACGGCATCCACCTGCTATTGCCCATCTTACAGTATCTTTCACGTGTGGATAAAGAGATTCAGTTAACTCTTCTTCCTTAACTTCAAATCCTGTCTGATAGCTTATAGCCATCTTATCTTTTAAAAAATCTATGTATTCTTTCATGATTAATTCCTTTTAGTGTTAATTTGTAAATAGAGATAATTGACCTTTCATTTTGTAGAATCTGTCATTGTTGTATGCATTCCAGTCTTCTATGGATCCTCCAGATAGCTTCCTTATTTTAGCCATGCCTGCTTTATCAGGCTCTATCACCTCATATCTATTATCGGAGTATTTATCTCCTATAATATCACCTTTCTTAAACTCAAATAAATTCATATACAGTAAGTTTATATTTGTTCTCTATAGGTAAATCTCACGGTACACCCATGAGTGGTTTGTAATTGATTTCTTAGTTTCTCAATATCGGTAGTTTTATATAGCGATCTACCTTTATTGTACTCCACCATTAAAAGGCCTTCTTCGGTGTAATACTTGACTTTTAAAACTTTTATCATGATGCCAAGTAATAAACTGCATACCAAAAGAAAGCGTATACGATAGCAAGTACTATCGTTGTTTTAGTAGTTTTCATAATTAATTATTTGAATGAAACCTCTTTTTTCGACTTCTCTTAACTGTTCCATATCCTCTTCTTTGATTTCAACGAGTGTTACTCTGTTTACTGTCATTTGGTTTGGGATATTGAACTTATCCATTATACGCCTGATTTGTTCGGGCGTTGATTTTCGTTTCCATCTTATCGCTTGCATTAGAATGGTTGTTCATCGGTTGGAGCAAACGGAACTTCATTTAACTCATAAAAATTAGTCGTTTCAGCCTTAAACCCGACTAGAAATTTGAATGTTCCTACGTTACGACCTTTGGCAATGTCTATCATTGCGGTGCCGCTCGTATTAGCATTCTTAAATGGTTCTGGATAGCTTCTATCATAATTTTCAGGTCTGTAAATCAGAATAACAGTGTCTGCGGCTTCTGCAATCTGTCCTGAATCTCTTAGTCTACCTAGAGATGGAACGGGGTTTGCTGTGTCTCTATTTAGCTGAGAAAGAGCAATTACCCATATATCAAGCTCCTTAGCTATGTTTTTAAGACGTCTTGCGGCATCGGCTAATTGCTGCTCTTTATTCAGTCCTTTTTGGTTGACTGTTAGAATCTGCAAATAGTCGACTATCACTCCATCGATGTTTTGCTTGATTTTAAGGCTTCTAATTGATGCAAGGATAGAATCTATACTCGAGGTGCTTCTATCGTCAAAGAAGACGCTCTTATCAAGTATTTTGGCTATTCCTGAATCTATCATGGATAACTGCACATCGTTCATCTTGGAATATTGGATAATATTAGCCGGAATTCCGCTTTGAATTGACAACATTCTAGCAGCGATTTGCTCTTTTTTCATCTCCATTGAGTAAAACGCTACGTTACACCCTGCGTTCATAGCTATTTTCATGGCTAAAGAAGTCTTACCAGAGCTTGTATCGGCTGCAATTATAATCAGGTCGGACTTTTGCAAACCGCCTGTTCTATCGTCAAACTCAGAAAACCCTGTAGGACTTCCCGTCAATCCCGTTTTACCGGATAGATTGAGTTCTATTTGTTTGTAAACTCCCTCAACGGCATCTTGCATAGTGGATATGTTAGATGCTGAATCAACGAATATACCATCTAACTTATCTCTAGTGCTTTGAAGAACGTCCTCTAAGTCGTATTCCTCACTGAAACAGTTGGCTATCAGGTAATGACCAATTTCGTAGAACTCTCTTCGTTTGGCTTTGTCGTGAACAATAGCTGCATGCTGGTAAACGTCAAATGTCCGGCAGCCGGCAATATTCATAAAATCGATTAGATTAAATTCTACTCCGTCAGAATCTAGCCTGTTCTTAACAATAATCATATCAGGTCTATTGCCCTTATCGGCAATATCTAATATTGTTTTGTATATCTGACCGTGGAATTTATCATAGAACGATTCAGGCGTTAATAACTCCCTGACTTCGTTTAATGCATTCCTATCTGTCATTAGCGTGCCCAGAACAAGCCGTTCTGAATCTATGCTTTGTGGCATCTCTTTATTTTCCATATTCCTTTTTAGCCCAATTTAGTACCGTCCTGTAGAGGTTGGTATATCGTTTCCTTAAATCCTTTCGATTCTCTATCTGCTCGATAATGTCCGCAATCTCTTGACCTGAATACTTCTCTTTTAGTTTTAAAAGTTCAGATTCGGTTATTTGAGATGGGAAGTTTTTAGAGTTGCTGCAATAAGGAGCTTTCCTTTGCATCCATTCATTGAATTTCAGATAATCGGGAGAGGGTGAAGAAACGAAAGTTTCTTTCTTATCTACGTTAGTAGATTCTTTCTTTATATCATTAACATTATCATTTACATTATCATTAGGTTCTATGTTGGTTATGGTTTGGTTATGGTTTGGTTTACCTTTGGTTATTGTTTGGTTTTTATTTGGTTTTTGTTTATCACTTGGAATAACCGGTCTACCTCCATTTTTGCCATTCTCATAACGTTTGTTATTTTTATCAATTTGTGGCTTGATTAAAATAAAAATGCTATTTGCAATAGTGCTTAACTCGGTCGGTAAATTACCGTTTAACCCATATTCCATAATAGCATTGTATACTTCACATTGAACTTCCGATGGTAAATGTTTTGCTGATTCGTAAAAGCTACGATAAAAAACAAAACTTTCTCTCATGTCTTCCTTTTTTTAATCAGGTAGTAAAGGTTTATCTCACCACTTTTTGAGCACTTAGGAATGTGCTCAATGCTTTTAATTATTTCTTTTATTTTCATAGTAATTGATATTATACTTCGATTAATTCAAATTCTATTCTCGGATTATCCTTGTCGATAAACTTCTCCGCTGTAATTTTTACGCAATTCCTGTCATTGACTATTGCCTTGCATTCCTGTAGACAATCTAGCAATATCTTCATTGAATTGTCTAGGTCTGGGCGTTGATTCTCATAGTAGACGCCTAAACGAAGCTCAAATAAGCCTTTTATCATCTTATTGCGATATAAGTTACATTGTAGATAAAAAGACTTCTCATAGGCTCTTAATGATGATTGTTTGGCAAGGCTAGCATGGCCTTTGATAGTTACTATTTTGTAACTATTGCTTTTAGATGGTATTTTACCTTTGATTATTTGTCTCATAATTATTATTTTATCAACTGTTGCAACTCAATTATGTGCGCTAAATCTCTTTCTGCCTTTTTTTTAAGGCGTTCGATTCCGGTGTTAAGTTTCGCTTTTTCCTTATCAGTTGCATGTCTCCAATCAGTTATTCCATCCCATACTCCAGTGGTATTAATATTAATACCACTGGAATCTATACATGCATAATCTCTAAATTCACCGTTATTATAATCTCCTTTTAGAATGGAAATTATATTATTAGAATCACTTACAAGTATATCTTTGTCTTTAAATTTATTGCCTTTCATTTCTATCTAAATTTGAATTATTGTTTTCTTAAACTTACTCTAATAATTCTAACATAATCGCGTGGAATGCGTGTGATAAGTCTACCGTCATCCGTCTCGATTTCATAGCCTCTATAGCTTCCTTTAATAGTTACTGCTTCTCCGTTATTAATGGTTGTGCCCGCTTTGTTTGTTGTAGTCTCAAGCAATATAGCTCTGCTACCAATTATTCTTTTGTATTTACTCATACTTTCTATAATTTATCAAATTCAGACTCTAACTTTTCAATCGCAAGTTCCACTGATTTCACATAATTCAAATTGAAATTATTAGGAATATATTTCCCTGTTAGCCGAACTTCTATGTGATTATCATTGAATCGGAATGTTAAGCCATTATTGGTTTCAGTGAAGCGGGCTTTTTCAAGCTGTTTCAAATGTTCTTTAAGAGATTCTATTTCTTTTTTTATCTCACATGCCCTATTATAATTTTCTTCTTTCATAATTTACATTTTTAATTTTTACAATCCAAAATATCTATTAGCAGCTAGCGGATCATGCTCTTTCACAATCTCAACTAACTTCTTTTGTTCTCTCCTAAATGCCCTATCACTATCGTACCTTTCATGGCACGAACGGCAAAGCGGTACGATGTTCCACTTTTTAGTATAGTGCTCAGGGTATTCTGACTTTGGTAATAAGTGCGCAGCATCTACTGGTCTTTGACCGCATAGGAAGCAAAAATTAGGGAGGTTAGCTTTTATTCTTGCTACCTCCCTATTCCTTATGGATTGTTTACTACTAACTTTCTTCATAAAAATAATTTTAGTTTGTTCCCGCACTCCAAACAAATGGTAGCCTCGTGGACGGTGCGGGATGATTGTTATTCTTCTTTCTTTTCTTTCTCTTCTTCTGGTATGTAAGGATATACATCCATGATAGCTGTTTCCGCTACCGAAGCGATCTGATAGTCAGCCATTGTACCTTTCATTCCTTCATCCAGCTTCTTGACTGCATCACGTAAGTCGGCAGCCTGAACCAATACATTGGTAGCCGTTTTCTTTTCCGCTCCGCTTTTTTCGTCAAGCGTGATAAACATCAATCTGCATTTAAACCATCTATCAGCTGTTTCTTCATCAGAAAAGAAAATCTCACTATAGTTGGCTCTTTTAATATCAGATACAGTAAATTCACCGGTTATAAACGGTGTCATTTCCTGAATGCATTTACCTTCACTTTCGGTAAATGAAAGAGCATCAAATAAATAAGGTTCTGTAACCTTTTTATTCATTCCGTTATCCATCATTTTTTCATAACGGATTTTCACTTCAAACCATGTGTGCATCATAACTTATTTATTAAAAAATGAATTAAAAGTATCATTACCATATTGACCTTTAGTAAGCAATATGATTTCTGATATAGAGTATTTCTCTTTTCTTTTTTGCAATCCGCTCTCAACGAACATCTTAGTTCCGGCACTACATGCGCCAGTTATCACACGATAAGCTTCTATAGCTTCCTCGAAAGTCAACTCACTTTCCAATGTGAGGCTTTCATATTTGCTTTTATCTCTATTTGAGATTTTGTAAATAAGATCGCTTTTAGCTTCTTTAACCGTTTCACCGTGAGCCCATTTACCGTTTCCGTCAGTTACAAGGTATTTTTCTTTAGTTTCTCCAATTTGGCGAACTTTGTATATATGTCCTTTATGTGAAACTACTTTAGAGAATATCCCATCGACTTTAATATATTCCTTTTTTCTCCAAAAGTAAACTTCTGGAGCATTCTTATTAACATTGTCTGTATTTGTGATGCCTGTGCCTCCCAAGTAGAGAGAACCACCTACGGTCAGGTTATCAGGTAACGAGGTGATGCCTGTGCCTTGCAAGTCGAGATAACCACCTACGGTCAGGTTATCAGGTAACGAGGTGATGCCTGTGCCTCCCAAGTCGAGAGAACCACCTACGGTCAGGTTATCAGGTAACGAGGTGATGCCTGTGCCTCCCAAGTAGAGAGAACCACCTACGGTCAGGTTATCAGGTAACGAGGTGATGCCTGTGCCTCCCAAGTAGAGAGAACCACCTACGGTCAGGTTATCAGGTAACGAGGTGATGCCTGTGCCTCCCAAGTAGAGAGA